TGACGCCGCTACTCATCCTCCACACGTGGAACTTCAAAGAGTTGTCACTGATCTTCCTGGACGCCGCCACAGCTATCGCCTGATACCCGACTTGATCCGACTGGTAATCCCACTTGGTGAGTTTCTTCGCTTTTATAGATCCAATCTGATATCCGCTGTTGGCCGGCATTCCGAGCCCGATGTTCACCAGACTAGCGGCGACCCACGCAATGTCTCCGCGCTCTCCGCCTAACCGATTCACTTCATCAACTGCGTCGTTTCCGTCAGAGTCCTTCAGGTACTCAGGCTCGAAAATAAAGCGTGCACCTCCACGTAAGCCGCCGCGCTCCCAGTAATCGACGTAATCCCCACTCCGTTCGACAGTAACTGTCAGCTTCTGGTCCGATAACGGTCGACACCCGAAACCGAAGAATCCCGTCTTGCCGATGTTGGAAGAGTTCGGCTCCGGAACGTCCAGAGTCCACCCCTCGCCGTAGGGTCTCTTGATCCACTCCAGGTTCTTCTCGTCCTGCAAAGCTCCAACGAGTAGCTGCCGCATCTTCACCCTCCAAGCCCGGAGGCTGCCTTTCCGCCGGCTTCAAGCCAGTCAATGACGTGCCTCAAGAACCTAGGATCTTCCTCCCCGGTCAAACCGACCCTGCGTATCCATTCCTCTCGGACGATTGTCCACCTCTGCCGGACCTCCCCGAACGCGCCGTACAGCAATCTCCGCCTTATCAGCCGCCAACTCAGGATACCTCCCCGGTCCAGCAAGATGCTCCGGGTTTCCGTCCACAGAACGTCCAGTTCCTCATCCCAGGGACACCAGGTCAGAACGACTAGTCGGCCCCAACCGCAAAGCTCCAGCCTCCGGATCGCCGCCGCTATCCGACGAGAAGGAAACAGCTTCTGTGCCTCGAACAGCATGTCGCCCCAGCAGTTCACACCCTTGGAGTTCCTTCCCCTCTTCTCAACCCAATCCGCAATCTCGGGAAGGTCCGCAAGCACTCGCGCAATGCTGCGATGGTCTGGTAGTCTCTGTCCTATCATGCTACTTCCGCCTCGATTCGAACCCCGGCACACCGGTGATGACTGAGTCCCTCAATCTACCCTTGCCACGCCTAAAGTTCTCTGCCTGAAGCTCATCGACGATCTCCGCGGCGTCCCTGGCAAACAACGTTCCTGCATGAACATGGTAGTGGACGTCCCCGCCCGGAACTACTCCACGGTTCAACGCCTCAATCGCCGGCGCACCGCCCAGCGCCTCGACGACGCTCCTCCGGATGATCCCCTCGCCGGCCTGCGCGATGACCGGGACCTCGTCGGCCGCGAGTCGGGGCCGGACGAACATTCCGCTGTGCGCCCGCACCGCGCCGACGAAGGCGTCGGACGCGGACACGAACCCCTCCAGCACGCCGACTATCCCGCCGCTATGGTACGCCCTGACTCCCGGTAGAATACCGCCGAGCCCGGTCCTCCCGAACTCTCCGACAACCCCGCCCCCGTGCTTCGAGAAGAGACCCTTCAGAAAGCCCCAGGCCCCCTTTCCAATATCCGCGACGAAGCCAGCGGCGTGCCCGAGCACCGGGACCTTGCCTCCCCACTTCTTCGTGTACCCGAGCCCGCCGCCGAGCGTGACGATGTTCCCTATCGCCTCGGCCACCGCCTTCGCTAGCTCCCACGCGATGATCGGTATCGACCTGATGATCTCCTGTATGATGTTCGGGATCTGTTCGATCACCGCGTCTATGATGTCAGGAACCCTGTCGACCACCGCGACTACGATATCGTCGACATGGGACACAATGGCGTCGATCACTTCCGGCAAGGCGTCGACGAAGGCGGAGAGCAGCTTCGGGATTCCCTCCTCCGCCAGGTAGTCGAGCACCGGCCCCAGGTTCCTCGCGAGGTTCTCCCAACCCTGGACAATCCCTCCGACCATCTGCCGGGTACCGCTCACTCCCTCGCCGCCCATCGCGGATCCGAGAAGATCCCAGATCTGGCCGAACGGTCGCATGATGCCGCCGGCGGCCGCCATCGCGGCGTCGGTGATCATCGCGCCGCCCCGCTCCTTCGCGCCCCTCCAGACGTCCGACCAGAAGCCTCCCCCCTCCTTCTTCCTCCCGGCAGCCAGCCTGTAGAACCTGCGCTCCTGCTCCGTCTCCAGCTCCGCGCCGCCGATCTTCCCGTACCAGCCGGATATCCCCGCGGCCGCGGACGCCTCGATCTCCCTCCAGATCTTCTGCTGCCTCTGGAACCTGTCGATCACCTTCTGCCAGTGCTCAAGCTGCCTCTTCCTGTCGGCCTCCCGGAGCTTCTGCAGATCCCGCTCGAACTTCTCCCTCAGCATCCCCTCCGCGACCGCCGCGTCCTTCCCGGCCTTCGCCGCCAGCGTCCGGACCCTCTTCAACTCTTCGGCGAACCGCAGCTCCAGCCGCTGCCTCCGGGTCGACAGGCTCATCTCCAGGGACGACAGGAGCTGCGCCCACGACTTCCGAGCGGCCAGCAGCTCCTTCCTCCGCTTCTTCTCCTCCTTCGACAACACCTTGGCGGCCTCCGGCGCTCCGGCCTCCGCTCCCTTCTCCACGGCCTGCTCCACGGCCTCGGCACCTCGCTGCGCCGCCTGCTCCGTCATGTCCGCGATTAGCCGGTCCAGCTCCTTCCGGAGCTTCTGCTCCATGCCGTATGTCGCGCCGTACCCGGTCAGCCTCCGGTACTGCCCCTTCACCTGGCCGAACAAGTACTCGTAGGGCGCGGTTCCCCCTCGCAGTCCCGCGAGCTGCTCCGGAGACATCCCGGCCAGGGCCGGGGCTGCGATCCGGACCGCTGGCGCGTACCCGGCAGCGAGCTTCGCGGCCTCCGCCTTTCCGGCAGCCTTCGCCTCTTGGATCGCGCTGGCTGTCTTGCTCCACGCCCCGAACATCAGAGCGGCAGGAGCTGCGGCGGCCGCGAGCCGAGTCATCAGACCGAGAGCCCCGGTCATCGGAATCTTCGCCAGGTCCTTGTAGAGACCGACCGCCGTCCTGAGAACCCCGACGAACGCAGTGATCTTCCCGACCGCCCACATTGAGGCGAGGATCGTGACGATGGTCTTGCCGTTCGCCAGGACCCACTTGCCGAACTCGACCATCGTCTCGACGGCCTTCGTGATCCAGTCGATCACCTCGTCCCCGTTCTCCGCAAACCAGGCGGAGAACTTCTCCATGTACTCCATCAGGACAGGCATGAGCCGGCTGCCGATCTCGATGAAGGCGGCGTTGACCGTGTTCCAGAACCTCCGGGTCTGCTCCTCGAAGGTGTCGGACATCTTCCTGTAGGCGGTGTCCATCGCCCCGGTCGACTCGCCCATCTTCTCCATGATGTCGCGGAAGTTCTGCAGGCCGGTCCCGGCGAGGATGGACGCGCCGGTCAACGCGCGGACGTCGGGAATCAGCTTGCTCATCTTCGCGGAATCGCCGGCCGCAGCCTTGCCGATCAGCTCCATCGCGCCGAGTAGCCCGCGCTCCCGCAGCGTCTTTGCCGGATCGCCCAGGACAGCCTTCAAGTCCTTGCTCGGCTTCATCAGAGAAACGAGGGTTCCCCGGAGGGCAGTCACCGCGATGTCGGTCGACAAGCCGGCCTTCGTCATTGCCGCGACCGCCGCGTTCACCTCCTCGAAGGACACTCCGGCGTTCGCCGCGATGCTGGCGACCATGCCGAGCTGCGAGGCCAACTCTCCGAAGGTCAACTTGCCCTCTCGAACAGCCACGAACAGCGAGTCGGAGAACCTCTCGGCGTCCTCGGTCGACTTCCCGTAGGCGTTCAGGGCGGTCGTGAGCACGTCGACCGCGGTGAACGTGTCGGACACCCCGGCGACCGCCGCGTGCTGTGCCGTCTCCAATAGCTTCATCGCACCGGCGACGGTCTGGCTTCCCTTCGTCCCGGCGGAGATTACCTGGTACAGGGCTCTCGTCAGCTCGTTGGCTCCGGAAGACGACCGCTTCGACAGCTCGATGATCTCCTTCCGGTACTTCGCCATCTGCTGCACGGCCTTGCCGCCGAGAAGCGTGGAGACCTCGCCCAGGGCCGTCTCGAACTCCCGGGCAGCTCCAATCGCCTTGTAGAACGAGCCGACAAGCCCGACTCCCGCACCGGCCACCAGGTACTTGACCATCCTGCCGATGCTGGAGGACATCCGCTGCGCGGCCCTCGCGAACCCAGTCTCAAACCGCTTCGCGGTATTCTCCGCCTCTGTTCCGACCCGGTCCAGCTTCTTGTCGAGCCGGTCCAGAGCCTTGACGATCTTCTCCAGCGTCGCAACCGCGGACGATGGATCGCCCTTCAGTCCGAGTACTAGGTCCGTTCTTTCCGGCATATCACAGCGCCTTTCCGCGCATCAGCGCCTTTCCGCGCATCAGCGCGTCGACCTTGGCCCGCAGCGAGTCCGCAGGCTCCTTGTCGATGTCGATGACGTGGATCTTCCTCTCCATTCCGGGCCGAAGCGGCTGCTGCCGTAGTATCCGCTCCAGACTGCCGCTCCTGCCCGACTTCTGGGCCGACTTGAACGACCCGGCAACGGTCTCCAGAACGAGCATCTTGTCCTTCATGTAGACCTTCGCGATGTGCTCTATCTGCCGGGCCGTGTACATCTCTACAACCTCCCACTCGGTCGTCCCCCTCGCGGTAGCCACGAGGGTCACGACGTCCATCAGTCCGAAGCCTGCCCGCTCGTCTCCTCGCTCTCCTCCCCCGCCGCGCCGGTCAGGTCCGCGACGAGGGTCGACCAGTTTTTTACGAGCGTCGAGAAGTCGTTGACCTCGACGATTGCCTTCACGATCTCGGGCTCGTTCCGCAGCAGCAGGTTGTCCTCGACCCACCGCCACATCGCGGGGCAGTGCCGGAACCTGTGCTGCGGGTGCTCCTCGATCTTCTCCTTCCCGAGACCGACGGCCTCTCGGTTCTCCGCGACGTCCAGGGTCACGCACATCAGAGACGTCAGGTCCCTGCCCAGGACCTTCTTCACGATCCCTCTCATCTGCTGGAACACTGCGCCGACCTTCTCGGCCCCCGGCTCCTCGCCCTCCTGGCTCTCGCGAAACCTCGCGACGGCCTCGCTGAAAGATCGGCCGGCCGCGCCGAGGTCCAGGTCGTCCACCACCATCCGGACTATCGCATCCCGCTTCGCCGCGTTGAACTCCCGAACCACCAGCTTCTTCCCGCCGACCATCACGTCCATCCTTCGCGGCATGAACTCCTTGTAGCTATCCACTTCCCGCCTCCTGTCCTGTCAACAAGGTACCGCGGCCCACGCCCGGGCCGCGGTGATCAACTCTGGGGCGAGGGGCGTCCCGCCAGGCGAGGATCACGATCCCTTGTCGGGCACCCAGATGTACCCGAGCGGATCCGTGGAACCTCCGCCGTAGTCTCCGTCCGTGTCGTCGAGAGCAATCACCTCCAGCGGGCTACCCTGCGCGTCGTCTCCGCTCCCGAGCGAGAACAGCGAAGAGACCATGCACTTCCACATGCAGAACTCAATCGCGACGTTGTCGCTCGGCCGGTGTCGGCGGCCCCTGAAGGTGAAGAACTGCGCCGGAGCCATCGCGCCGACATAGATGTAGTTGGACGACGGGGCCAGCGTCTGCCCCAGCAGCCAACTCACGTTCTGTCGGTTGATCTCCTCGACAGTCCCGCTGAACTTCATGCCGGTCCGGATCGGAACCACCAGGTCGACCTTGCGCGGTAGGGACGTGTCCTCGTGAGTGTAGTACTCGCGGGAGATCTCCAGCGTCCCATCCGGGCAGTTGCCGATGTAGTAGTCCGTGGCGGATACGTTCGCCAGCACCTCGCTCCAGTGACCGACCACGTAGGCGCTCTCGTCGACTCCACCCTGCTTCGTGAAGCCTGCGTACACTGCGCACCTCCTTCCTAGTCGTAGTACGACGGCGACCTGCTAAGGTCGCCTGCCATCACGAACCTGTAGGTCACGCTGCGCCTCGCGACTCCGTCCTCGAAGAACAACTCCCGGTCGTCCTCCGGCTCTCGGAGCTTGCCTGCGCTGTTCTGGACGATCAGCACGCTGCCCGTGGCGCTGGGGCTCGTGGGCGTCGAGAAGTCGTACACCGGAACAGTGTCGACGTGCATCGCCGCGTGGAGCTTGTCCACCGTCTCCGCGAGGGTCTGCCCGTACTGGTCTCCGCCGGGAACCGGACCCTCGATTCGGCTGTACACGTCGAACTGCACCAGAGTCTCTCCTTTCCGCCCTGCGCCGTGGTTCAGCACGCTGACGTCTACCCACAGGTCCTTGTCGGACGAGTCAAACGCCCGATCCTGATAATTGACAGTGATGCTGTTCGGCGTCGCGAAGTTATCCCTCACGAACCTGTTGATCGACAGCACGATGTTGCTGCTCTTCCTCTTCGCCGGAACAGCCACTCAACCTCTCCTCCAGTGTCTCTCGATCTTCCTCTTCCACTTCCGGTTCAACGCCACCGACCACATGTGCAGTTTGGCCCTGGTCATGCGAACCATCGCGTAGGGCCTCGTACCAGGATGGTTCGCGTGCATCGTGAACACTTCCTCGCCTTCCCTCGTGCGGAAGTGCAAAACGCTCTTTTCTTTCGGCAAAATCTTGTGAGGTCTGGTCCCGTACTCCAGGATCTCCAACACCGTGAACTTGTGCCCCCTCGACTCCCCGAGGATGGCGTTCGCCAGCTTCTTCCCGTCCGGTCGGTGAGTGTATCGGTTGTAGACGACGGTCAGGACGGGAATCCGGGACTTCGCCTTCCCGCCGATCACCTTCAGGGTCCAGCCGTCCGCGACGTGCCCACGCCGCTTCCGCGATGCCTTGACTCCCGGAACCGCCTCGGACCTCGGAGTGAGTCTCGACACAGTGTCCCTGGCCCGCTCCATCATCCGCACGATGTCCCTCTGCCAACCTCCGTCGATCAGTGCCTTCAGTCGAATCAGCCTGTCACGGATCTGCGGGGTGTTGTGAGTCAACGTAAACACAGAACCTCCTTCACCGATCCCCTCCGCGTCCTACGTTTGGCAAATCAGGCGGCCGAGGCACGCCTCGCCAGGATCTCGCACCGGCCCGACTCCCTCCTGTAGTCGACGGACACCGGCTCGTAGACGTTCCCGTCGTACTCGATCCGGTCGGAAGGCAGAACCTCGACGTCGTAGATCACGAACACCCGATCCCCCGCCTCCGCCACACCACCCCACCGGTGCTCGTACGTCTTCTTGTACTCGTCCACAGTGCACGGCATGGACTCCAGGGAAACCCCGCCTACGCTGGTCACCTGGGTTCGAGTCGGCTGGATATGCGCGGACGGATCTCCACTCGTTTCCGTGTACCTTTTCACGTCCAGGGTCGGGTTGAACTGCCAGCCCCGCTCCTGCTGCCACGCATACTTCTCCTCGATGATCGCCTGAGTACCCAGCGCATCTCCGTGGATCGAGCTGCCAGCAACGTTCGAGTCGATTTTCGTTCCCATTTCTCGCTCCTCTGCACTATCCGTGCTCGTCCCCGGTATGGCCTGAAAGGACCCCTAGTAGATTCTCCGCGTACCTCCTGCCGAACTGCGGGACGTCGCATTCCCTCACAGCCTCCGGGGCCGCCTCCGAGTGTTCCCTCCACACGTCTCTGTGTTCCGCGTACCAGGCGAGTGCGTCCGCTATCGGCTCCCACTCGCCCGGCTCTACCAGGAACCCGTTGACCCCGTGCTCCAGCACGTCCACTCCGGCCTGGGTCGATGCGATGACCGGCCGACCGGTTGAGAGCGCCTCAAGCGCCGTCATCGTCGACCCCTCCTCTATCGACGGAATGCAAAGCACGTGGCAGCTCGCGTAGAGGCTGTGCATCTTGTGCATCGGGACGAACCCGAGGGAGACGCAGGACGGGGTGTCCGCGACCCTCCGGGCGACCTCTCGGCCCAGCTCCGGGCACGACGGCTCCGGCATGCCGGCCACCAGCAACTGCGCGTCCCTCAGCGAGAGCCGCTTCCACGCCTCCAAGAGGTAGAACAGCCCTTTGCGAAGGCCGGTCTGCCCGGCGAACAGCACCCGGAACATCCGGCCCTGCGGAGGAGGCATCGCCGGCCACTGCGCCCGGTCGAACGTCTGCGGTCCGACGTAGACCACCTTCTCCCCCAGACCGTGCTCCTTGAACGTGCTTCTGACCCAGCCTGAGAGGACCGTTATCCGGTCCGCCAGCTCGTACTCCCGCTCCTCCCGCTCCAGCAGCCCGCCCCCGTAGACCTCCCAGCGGATGCCGAACCTGTCCATCTCCCTCAGCATGAGGTCGCGCCACGTCCTGCAATGGGAGGAGTCCCGCTGCAGGAATATCGTCGCTCCAGGATCGACCGCCCGGACCCTCTCCATCACCTCCAGAGAAACTCCGGCCTGGCACACGACCGCGTCCGCTCCCGGCTCCACCTTCCCTCGCATCGCCGCGACGCCTTCCCAGTCCACCCCGCCCTTCTCCGGCCGCAGCGGAGGCGTCAGGTCCCTCCTCAGCAGACCGGCCTCCCGCAGGCCGGTCGCGATTGCTCGGTTCACGATCAAGACGCTGTTCCCGCCCTGACCGTAGGTGTAGAGGTCTACACTTGCTCCGCGAGGAGAACCCGCTCCTCGTACCTCTCGCGCTTTCACCCGCCACCTCGATTGGCAATCCTGCGCGTGTCCGGCGGCGGCCCGAGGGTCGGGAGAACCCTACCATCCGCCAGGATCGAATCCTCCACCGGCACCAGATCGCCCGGCGCGTAGGACCGCCCGTTGATCACCTGGATCTTCCCGCTCAGGTTTCTGACCGCCGTCAGCTTCATTTATTTATCCGATAAATGAGCGGCCGGGTCACTTGGCCGCCTTCTTCCGAGTCGCCCGCTTCCTCGGCTTCGCCCCGGTCTTCTTCCTCGGCTTCGCGGTCCTCTTCGGGGCGATGGCCTTCTCCTTTTCCGGAACCGGAGTCTTCGGAGGCACCGGAACCTTTGGGGTCGGCGGCCTCTTCGGGGCCTTCGGACTGTACGGCTCGACCTCTGAGTGTAGCTCAAATCCGGGAAACAGCTTTCCGTCCGGAGCCACCTTCTCGTACAGCACGATCTCCCCCGGGGCAATCTCCAGGGCAACGCCCGTCTCGTAGTTCGGGACGATCTGGATCTTCCCGCTCACGTTCCTCGCATACCTCAGGCCCATCTCAGCCTCCTTCTGCTCGCGAAGCGAGCACGTCTCCGAGCGCCTCGCCCCGCTCGACCATCGAGCGACCGAGACTGTCGGGTTCGTCATAGAACACCTCCCCGTGCACCGGCAGATTGACAAACTTCCCGTGTCCTGCCGCGAGGAGCCTTTTCCAGAACAGCCAGTCGGCGCAGCGCCACGACTCCGGCCCCTCGTCCCACCGCACAGCGGTCCGACGATGCATCACCGAGCTGTGATCGATGATGTTGAACCGGCGCAACTGGTTCACCACCTGCCAGTGCCTCAGCGGGAAGAAGGCGGGCATGGACTGCGGCACCCCGTCCCTCACGTTCTGCACCATGCCCCAGACCAGAAATATGTCCGGCCTCGTGTCCAGGACCTTCACGTACTCCGCGCACCTGCCCGGGAGCCACGAGTTGCCGTCCGTCAGGTAGCTAACGTAGTCCCCGGTCGCCAGGTCCATCGCCCGGTTTATCAGGCGCGTGAACGTACAGACCTCGGTCTTCCGGCTCACCGACACCGGCTCTCCCCGGACGATCCTCGCACCGAACCGGGCCTCGGCGTCCTCCAGGATCTCCATCACCTCCTGGTCCGTCGAGGCGTCGTCGCACACGATGATCTCCGCGTCGATTGTCTGTTGAATCACCGACTCCAGGGACCTGCGCAGGCCCTCCGGCCGGTTGAAGCTGCTCACTATCGCGCTCACCCTCCGGTTCATCCCTTCACCCTCCGGTTCATCCCTTCATCCTCCTCCTCACGACGTCCACGAATGCCTCCTTCCTTTCGCCCATCGACCTGCCGAGACTCTCCGAGTCGTAGTGCTTCACCTGGGTTACCGCGTCCAGCTCCTCGAACCTCTTTCCGTCGAGCAACAGCCGCTGCAGGAACAGCCAGTCCGCGAACCGCCAGGAGTCCGGCGACGTGCTCCACCTCAGCCCGGTCCTCCGGTGCGTGAACTCACAGTGGTGGATGAAGTTGCCGTTCGCGATCGCATTCCTCAGTTCCGAAGCCGAGCCATTGAATCCCCGCTCCGCCTCCGGCACGCCGTCCCTCAGCCACTCGCTCCTCGACCAGACCGCGAAGCAGTCTGGGTTCTCGTCGAGGTGCCTGACGTGGAGTCCGCACCGGTTCGGCCGGTACTCGTCCCCGTCGCACAAGTAGGTCACGTAGCGCCCGGAGGCGCAGTGCATCGCCCGGTTGATCAACTGGGTGAACGTGCAGAAACCCTCCTTGTGGGTCGGCGATGTCCTGTCCCCGCGAATCACGCGGAACCCTTCCCGGTTCTCCAGCATCCGCAGCATTCGGCGGGTCGCCGGGTTCGACGATCCGTCGTCGCATACGATGACCTCCATCCTCGGAAGGATCGTCTGGTCGAGGAGAGACTGAACCGACCGGCTCAGGCTCCTCGGCCGCTCGAAGCAGGACAGAACGACCGTCAGGTCCGGCTGCTCGCTACGCTTCCATGCCGGCCGCCAGTTCATCTTGCCCGCGACGATCTCGAAGGTCTCCAGCTCTGCCGGGCTCAGGTCTCCCTTCCACCCGCCGACGATACCGCGCCGAAACACTCCGGGGACCTCGATGTTCCTCCCGCCGACGCACGCCTCCACCTGGCTCCTGACATATGCCTGGTCAAGACCATGGGCTCTCAGCAGCTCCTCCAAGGTGCCCTCGGTGTCGAACACCAGGTCCTCGTACCGCACGACGTAGGGATTGTAGCAGCCCTCGCAGCGACTCGACGCGATGGCGTAATCAAGCCACAGCTTCGCGGCGGCCTCCGCGGTCGTCGGGGCGTCCCTCCACCAGGATTCCGGGTCCTTCCCGGCCGCCAGTATGGACGCGAAGGCGTCCCGCCCCTCCCGCCTCGTCAGGATGATCGCGGCCTTCGGGAAGACCTCCCTTATCCGGTCGACGCACATCAGGTGCATCGGAGTCTTCTCCACCAGCACCTTACCGGGGTTCCTCTCGGTCAAGACTCGGAACCTCTCCCGGATCTCCGAGTCCGGAAGACCGGCGGCCTCCGTGAACGCACCGGTCTCCAGGTACGGGCCGACCGGATCCCCGAGCCCGAGGTCGCCGCGCCTCACCCCGACGACGTCCGGGTGCTCCTCCAGCAGCTTCAGGAGCCACGTCGTCCCGCTCCTCGGCGCTCCGACTATGAAGATCAGGTTCTCGCCCTCCCCGGAGAAGCTGGACACATCGCGAACCCTGCTGTAGTGCCTCTCCCTTGTCGGCCCGAACGCGAGGTTGACCTGCTCGTTCGGAACGGGGGAAGCGTATCTCAGTCTCAGCATGATGACCTCCTCTCGACTGCCCACTCGTAGACCCTCTCGTAATCCCATATCAACCTCTCTGAGTCGTGCCTGTACATCGCCAGCTTCCGGTTCACAGCGCCCATATCGGGCCGGTACTGCCGCAGCAGGTCGACCAGCCTCTCCAGGCCGTAGTCCTCGCCAACCGCGCGCCCGGAGAAGTTGCACTTCCGAATCGCCGGGTACGTGTCCGGAGTGACCAGACCGTCCCCGCCGTGCACGTCCCAGACCAGGACCGCCCTCGCGCACGCCATCGCCTCCAAAGCGCCCCGGCCCAGGGACACGACGAGATCCGCCCAGTTCATAAGGGTCTCTGTCTCCCACGTCGGACCCCGGTCCAGACCGATCCCGATGCCGCGCAGTTCCGCGCCGAGCCTCTTGCATGCGGTCTGCAGCAGCTTCCAGAGCGACGTGGGAAAGTGGTTGGAGATCACCAGCACCCGATTCAACTTTGCAGAGACGCGCCTGAGCGGCTTGAACCGGCACAGGTTCACTCCGTTCCGGATGACGGAGATCCGGTCCGGTGAAACTCCGAGTCTCTGCAGCATCCCCTCCACCTCCTCGCTGACCGCGACGAACCTGTCGATCCCGGCGTCCAGGGGCGGCTTCTCCAGGTCGGGGATCACTCCGTGGCTCACGTAAATCGCGGGCAGGTCCGGGAACACCGCACGCACCGGGGGCACGCAGACCCTGTGGTGGAAGTGGACGACGTCAAACCTCTCCTCTCTCCACTCGGTCACGTCGCCGGTTACCTTGAAGCCCACGTCTCCGAGCCTGGCCGACACCTGGCCCGGCCTCGGCGTGTAGACCCACGGGTCGTGCCCCTGCCGCCTCAGCATGTGCGCCAGCGTGTAGGTCGCCAGCTCCGAACCGGCGAAGTCGGACATCCCGTGGTTCGTCAGAAGCAACTTCATCTCCCCACCTCCACGAAGTCCCAGGGCGTGAACTTGACCGGGCCGAACCCGGTCCCGTCCGCCTCGTCGACCACTCCCCACCGGTCCAGCTCGTCCCAGAACGCGCTGCCGGGTAGCGGACTGAACCGCTGGAAGGTCACTTCAGCCCCGAACTCGGAACGGAGCCGATCGGCGAATCTCCTTGTTCTCCGCAGGCTCGCATGAGTCTCCCCGGGCACGTGGGTCATCAACATCGCCCAAGTATCTAGTCCAACCTCTCGGCAGAGCCGGAAGGCGCGTTCCGCCTGCTCCACGGTCGTCCCCTTGCCGATGATCCTCAGAATCTCGTCGTCTCCCGACTCCACCCCGAACCCGAGCCGCTCGCATCCTCCGGCCTTCATCGTCCGAAGCAGATCGGCGTCTACCAGGTCCACCCGGGTCGTCGCCCGCCAAGGAATGCCGATCTTCGCCAGTCGCCCACACACGTCCTCGACCCAGGCGCGCCGGATCGAGAAGGCGGACATCGCGAACAGGACGATCTCCACCCCCTCCCGCTTCAGCCACTTGAATTCCCTGGCGACTGAACCGGGGGACCTCGGCTTGAATCGTCCGCCGGTCAGTGTCCGGTTGCAGCAGTACTTGCATCGGAACGGGCAGCCCACCGCTCCGAGAACCCGCGCTGCCCTCCTGCCATCAACCGCCTCCCTGTAGCGCCTCCAGCCCGTTCTGAGCCTGTTCGGCGGCATCAGGTGGTCCGGGTCGGGTCTTCCGGCCCTCGCGCTCCCAGGGGCCTCCAGGGCCTCCAGAAAGGCATGTTCTGCAGGCCCCCGGAACCTCTCCGCGCCCTCCGGCAGTCCGTCCGCTGTCAGGCTCGCGTGCACGCCGCCGACAATCACCCGCCGACCGACCTCCAGAGATCTCTCAGCGACTCTCCGAATCCCGGCAGCCTGATGAGTCATCCCAGTTACGCAAACGACGTCGCACCAGCCCAGATCCTTCCCGGAGAACCCACGGCCCGCTTCTTCGTCGACAAGGAGCACCTCGTGCCCGGCCCGAATCGCCAGGGTCGCCACGCCGGCGAACCCGAGCGGCAGCCACTTGCCGTCCGAAACGCTCCCCCTCGGGTTGACAAAAAGGAGCCTCATACCTGCCTCAGAACCCTCGCAGGGTTTCCGGCAACGATGGTGGACGCAGGTATGTCCCGGGTAACTACGGAGCCGGCTCCGACGACCGAGTGCTTTCCGATCCGGACACCTTTCAGGATGATCGCCCCAGCCCCGATCCAGACGTCCTCCTCAATGACGACCGGCTTCGCCCCCGACGCTGGCCCGTGTCCCGGAGCGGTGTCGTGGGAGTCGGAATCCATGATCATCACTCTCGGGCCGATCTTCGACCAGGCTCCGATAGACACGCTTGCCGCGGAGCGAATCCAGACCCCGTTGTTGACGAACACTCCCTCCCCGATCTCAATCAAGCCGCCCTCCAGGGCAATCATCGACACCTGCTCCACGTCGCTGCGAATCTCCGCGGTCGGATGGACGTTTACGTTACCCCGGGTCTTCACTTCAGCCCCCTCGCCGCCAGGATGTCAAGGAGCTGCTCAGCCCGGTGCCTGTACGTGTGCGCCGACAGCGTCTTCTCCCTCGCGGCCCTGCCGATCCTCGCCCTCTCTTCCGGCCTCGGAAGGTAGTACATCAGCTTCGAGACGAGGTCCTTCAGGTCGTCGAAGAACACGACCTCCTCCCCGTCGACGAACCACTTGTCCAGGCCCGGCTGCCGGTCGAGAAAGAGCACCCCGCCAACCCCCATCACCATCGGAACCCGATCATTCAAGTAACCCTCGGCCCGCCTGACATGATTCGAGAAGTTGACCCTGGCACCGGCGAACAGGTCGTGGACCCTGCCCCACTCCTTCCAGTACCCGTGGTAGTGCTTCCAGAGCGACGAGTAACCGCCGTGCTCCTGCTTCACCCAGCTATCAGGACCGTAGAGCCAGAGGTCCGCGCCCAGCTCCGACACCGCCTTCGCGACGTCCCGCCTCGCCGGAACCGTGTGCGCGTAGGGAGTCCCGACGATCAGGAAGTCAGCGAACCTCTTGTCCTCCGGGACCTCGACGACCGGCTCCCTCGCCTCCTGGTCCCAGGCCGGCCAGAACAGGTGCGCCTCCAGACCCATCTCCTCGTACTGCCTCACGCACTCGCCGCAGCAGGTCAGGGCGACGTCGTAGCCGCGCCACATCTCCAGCTCCGAGAACGTCTGCATGAAGTCCGGATCGTCGAGGCTCCAGTACAGGGTGCAGCCGACCCTCTCCCGAATCCACTCGGTCGTCTCCGGAGAGATCATCTTCGAGAAGTGCCAGCCCTTGCCGCACAAGTAGACGTCGGGCCGGTGCTCCTCGATCTGGGAGCGGAGAATCGCGTCGTACTCCTCGTTTGACCTCCCCAGGTTGATCAGGTGATGCCACCAGTTGAACTCGTCCGGCCCGGCGGTCTTCCCGAGGACCTCGTGCCCCGCATCCTCCAGCGCGCGGACCAGGCCAGGATACGAGTAGTTGTTCAACATGATCCTCATCGGGACCTCCCTTATTTATCCGCTAAATAAATCGGAGAGGAATCCGTGCCACGCCTCCCCGACGACCGACCAGTCGAACCGCTTGGCAGTTTCGCGTGCGCAGTGCCCGATACCAGCCCTCAAACCGGCATCACGTACCAATGCGCTCGCCGCCCCGAGCATCGCCTCCGGAGAGTGGGGAGGAACAACGACGCAGTCGTAGCCGTCCGTACCGTAGTTGTCGATGCCCCGGTTCTCCGTACTCACTAAAGCGCAGCCGCACGACATCGCCTCCAGGGCCTGCATTCCCCAGCCCTGGAACCTGGAGCCCTCCAGGAACAGGTGCGCCTCCCCCATCCGCCTCGCCAGCTCGTGCGGGGAAACCCGGCCCATCGACTCGTCGACTCGAATGCCGACCGGCTTCTGGTCGTAGACGACCGTCCGCACAGCGTCCCCGAACGACGCCTTCAGCCCGGCCAGAACCCTTGCCAGCACGTCCCATCCTCTCCGAGGAGTCGACGGTCGGCAATGCGCCATCACGACGATCCGGTCGGACGGCTTCTCCCTCGGGTAGAATACTAGCGGGTCCACCCCGATCCCGATCTTCCGGCCCAGAGAGGAATCCCCAGTCTTCTCGCGAATGGTCTCCAGAACCCAGTCCGAATTGGCCACAATGCTGTCAATCGACAGCCACGTCCCGACGACCTCCTCCTCCGAGACGTAGGGCTCCCCGCTCGGATACCGAAACATGTACTCGACGTCCTGGACGAAGTAAGCGGGAACGAGTCCCTCGGCCTTCCCGCAGGCCGCCAGCACGTCCCGCACGCTGAACCAGATCGTCGCCACGATCACGGCGGGTGCCTGGGCCGCCAGGCCGGAAATCAGTCTCGCCCGATCCGAGTAGACCAGGGGCCTGAACCTCGCGCCGAGCAGCTTCAGGGTCTCGGGGGAGAGCCTCGTGCAGGCGAACGTGGCGTTCCACCCGTGCTCGATTAGCCGGTTGCAGATGTGGACGACCGCCAGCACCCCGCCGCATAGGGTCGCCTCCCCGGAGAAGGCGAACACGACCCTCGGACGCTCCGTCGTCGCCCCGGTCATCGCGGCCTCGGAGACCCGGTGCGGGGCCTCCCGGTTGAACCGGGCCAGCATCGGCTCGATGCCTGCCTTCCACCGCTTCATGAAGCGGAGGTAGCCGGCCCGCTCCTGGTCCGCCTTGCTGCCGAACAGGCCGAACGTCGCCCCGCCCTCGTGCAGGACGTAGCAGTCGTCCGCGACGACCGACCTGTACCCGCGCTCCAGCATCCTCATGTAGAGGTCGCACTCCTCGCCGTACCCCCTCCCGTAGTACTCGACGTCCCAGCCGCCGCACTCGGCCAGGGCCTCCCGCTCGACCAACATGCAGAAGCCGACCGGGGTCACGACGTCGAACCTGCGGCGCGGGCTCGACACCATGAGCCGGGCGTCTGCATCAACGTAGTTGGAGCCGGGCGGCGGTTGGATCGACAGGTGGGCGGCGCTGTTCGTGTGCGGGTTCACGATCTTGACCCTCGGGTCGGCCTCGGCGGCGCAGAGCATCGCGCCGAGCCAGCCGTCCGTAACGATGACGTCGCTGTTCACGTAGCAGATCCACTCACGGCTAGTGATTCTCGTTGCCTCGTCTATCGAGGAAAGGTAGCCACGGTTCACCTCGCTCCGGACGTAGCAGAACCTCTCGTGCTCCCGGCACCAGGCCCGGAGCCACTCGGAGACGAACCGCTCGCTCGCGTCGTCCAGGACCGTCACCTCCCAGTCGATCCAGCCGGGAGTCCTCTCCTCGATTGACCTGAGGCAGTCCGCCGTCTGCCTCAGCGCGTTGTGCACCGCGACCACGATATCCACCCTCGGGACCGGCGGATACTTCTCTACAGCCGCGTCCAGCCGCGTCGCCGGCCACTTCTTCCGGAACACGGAGGCGGACCTCTGTAACCGCTCCTCCCACTCCTTCGTCCGCTTCCCCTGCGACACCGACTCGTGGTGCTCGATCTCCGTCGAGCCGCAGTAGGCGACCCTGCCGCCGACCTCGATCCAGCTCAGGCACAGGTCGACGTCCTCGAAGTACCCCTTCCCGTACTCCGGATCGAACCCGCCGAGCCTCTCCCACGCCTGCCGACTCACCAGCATGCAGGCCCCGCTGACCGCGAGGACGTGCCGATCCTCCGAGAACTCCGACAACTTTCCCTTCTCGTGGACGAACAGGTCACCGTCCCGCTTCATCCCGCCGTGCTGCACCGAGCGGCTCTGAGGGTAGAGGAGCCGCGCTCCGACCACCTCCGCGGCCATCCGCCTCGCGGTCCGGAGCAGATCCGAGAGCCAGTCCCCGGCCGGCACGCAGTCGCTGTTCAGGAACAGAATCCACGGGGCGGCCGACTTCTCCGCGCCCCGGTTGCACGCGGCACCGAACCCCACGTTCCTCTCGTTCCGCACCAGAACGCACCCGGCCGCCAACTCGTCCGGGACCGGCTCGTCCGGCTTGTCGTCGACGACCACGACCTCCGCCAAGGCGTGGGAACTGGACCTCCGGATCGCCCGGAGACACTCCGCCAGGTACTCGTGCTGTCCATAGACCGGAACAACAATGGAGACGGATCCTCCCGGAACCTCGACGCCTGGAGATGTTGGCCCGGTATCAGGAACGAGAATCCGCACGACGTTTCCGTGCACGTCCCGCACCTCTGCCATCCGACTGAACGACGAACTCATCTTTGTAGGCTCCGAGAAATCGTCTGTGTCCCAGCCGACGACGTCCGATCTCACCCACTCTCCAGGCTCCACAACGATTGATTTCGGATACTGCGAGACGATCTGCCGCTTCCCGCTGACGTTCTGTCTCCACAGAGGACGACCCTTTTTCTTGCTCATCATCCCCGCCCGATAGCGACTGTTAGCGCCGGAACCTCCCCATCCGCCTCCGCGTGGAACTTCCCGGCAAGGTTCGCCTCCCTCTCTCCCCCGCCCCCGGTGAAGTTGCGGCCGCCCCTTACCCGGCCGCGCCTCACGGCCAGGTAGTCGAGGATTATCGCGGCGGCCTTCTTCTTCAGTCCGGGAACAAGGCGGTCCGGAACGCCCGTCGGGTCGCTCCACCTCGGGTAGCTGTACTCGAAGTAGACCGTGTCTCCCCCGGAGGACGGGACGGGCTCCAGCCGGATCTTCCCCTCGTCCGTCTCGAAGCCCTCCCCCTTGAAGTTGTGCTTGTACGTCTCAAGCTGCTTGTAGAACGCCTCGACCAGCGCAGTGTCCTTGTAGATGTCGAACCCCGCCAGCTTCTCGTTGATGTCCTGGTCCTGCGCGACGTACTTCATCGACGGGGAGAAGAACTGGAAGTCGCTCTCCATCCACCAGACGGCAGTCACGAGGTAGGCGTTGGCCGGCTTCTCATCGTAGTCCTGCTGGTCCTTGACCGTCGTGAACGAGGAGATCTTCCGACCCGGGAGCCTCCTGTTCAGCCAGTCAAGCGCCTCGCTCTGAATCACCGCCTCGATGTCGCTGTTCGGAACCTCGGTGGTGTCCGGGCTTCCGATCCTCCGCCTCACCTCGTCTCTCATGTCTGACAGGGTCGCCATCAGCCGCTCCTATTGTCATTGCCGCACCAGGGGCAAATACCGTCCGCAGGAATCATCGTGCCACAGTCGGGACATCGTTTCAACGGCTCCTGCATCTTCTCCTCGCATATTGGGTAGCGGCAGACAGAGCACGGATAGCCGACGCGCTGAATGGACCCGCAGCTCGGGCACAGCCTCGTCCGCTTCACCTTCACTATCTCCTCCCCGTACCTCTCCCACGTCCGCCACCCCTGCCGTGGCCGGGGCCGCCCTTCGAGCAACCGCCCGTGTTCCGGCCGCGCCGGCCTCCTCCGGGCTGTCCCCTGCCTCTGCCGCTTCCGTCCCTTCTCGGTCTCCGTGTCGTCATCGTGGGCCTCCTTTACGGCGCGTTGACACCGCGCCACTTGACTAGCTGGTTGCCGCCCTTCAGGGCGCCGAGGGACACCTTGTCCCCGGCGTCCAGGTCGAGAGCCAGCACCACCGCCGTGGTCACATCGTTGTTGGTCACCGGGTTGCTGCCACCGGCCACGGTCATCAGCGAGCCGTCGACGTAGACGTGGAACCGCCCATCGGTATCCCGGCGGGTGACGCGGTATCGGTGCCATGCGGACGCGCTCACGTAAGACGACGCCGAGTAGGCCAGGTCTGTGCTGGCTAGCTTTTGCAGGTATACCGATTCGTCGGCCTTGAGCTTGATTTGATAGCCAGCGGTGCCCGCAGAGTTGGACGCAAAGATCACGTTCGGCACGGTGCTGGCCCCCTTGTTCAACCACCACTCCCACGTCCCATAAGCGTCCTCCGTCGGGCTCCCGGTCACGATGCTGGTGTCCAGGTAGACGATGCCCGCGCTGTCGCACCGGAGCACCTTCGAGAGCTTGCCGTCCACCTGCTCGGTGATCACGCTCCAGGTGCCGCTGGAGATTTTCAGCGGCGTGTTCGGAATCCAGCCGCTTGTCAGGCTGTACGATTCTTCCGCCGCCCAGGTGGTCGCGAACTGGACTCGCCCGTCCGTGCTGTCGGCGTCCTTGTCGCGGAAGAAGCCCCGGCTAGGCCACCGCATGCCCGATAGCTCGGCGTAGAGTTCGGCGTGCTCGCTGGCGGTGAGCTTGCGGTTGATGATCAGAGCGGCGGTGAGGGTGGAGCGGAGATTGTAAAGATTTCCATATCTGTGACCGATCAACAATGGTGCATCGTCTACGCTGATCACACTGGTGTTGTAAAACAATCCGATAGATACACCATCTACGTATGCTTCACATGCTTCCCCGTCCTTCATGTTGATCGCAATATACTTCCTTCCGGTAATATTGGCGTTAATAAACCTTCCGTAGGTGCCATCGTACAAATAGAGCCTAGGAACCGGAGTTACTTGCAAGTGCATTTCATAGTTCGTTCCACCGTTGTCTCGCTTGCTGATTATTCGCTCGTTATATTCTTGGCTCAAAAACTCCCCGAACACCACCAGCGTCCCCTCCGTCAACTGGAGTTCCGGCGAATCGGACACGGTGATTACGCTAGTACTGGCCGGGAACCGCACACCCCTGTTGCCGGAGAAATGGACATCGGTAGGCGTACCGTCGTTGCCGTTGCCCGAGAAGTCGTGGAACGAGCGGCTCCGATAGTCGTGGTAGAGAACCAGCACCCCCTCGGCCTTGAGGTCGTCGATGATACCAGCCCGCGCCGGCCAGGCACAGGCCACCAGCAGCATTGCCAGCGCAAGCCGTCTCATGTCCGCGCTCCTACTCGATTTCGCCGGGCTCGGGCTCGGCCGGGTGCAGCTCCCGCAACCGCCGATCCCTGGCCTGCTTGATCATCTTCACTTGGCCCAGCGAGCACCCGAACTCGTGGGCGATGCCCAGCAGCCCGTTGTGGGCCTCAACATCGCGCAGTGCGCCGACGATCTGCCGCACCTGCTGCGGCGTCAACTCGGGCGGCCGCGACGGTCTCTCCGGCCGGGCAGCGGGCGTCAGCTCCTGCTCGCTCATCGAGTCCACGGTGTGGTCCACCACTTCCCGGTCTCCCTTCTTTGCCATCAACAGTCCTGCCCCGCCCACGGCCATGCCCAGCGCGGCGGCCATTACCAGTGCGATTCGCGTGTTCATCTCCGTTCCTCCTGTCAGTCAATCTCGTACCACGAGCCCAGGTAGGTCAGCGTAGCCCCGGCTTCGTTGCTCGTGATCTTGTAGTAATATACCTCAGACTGTTTCAACACCATCTCGTTTTCGCGGCTGTCGGCTACCTCCGTGGCCGAGGCAAACCGGCCCCCGGCGCCTATGGCGATCTCCAGCAGCTTGGTTGCCCCCGAGGTGTCAACGGTCGTCGGGTTCTTCTTCACCACCAGCGCGGCGGTGTTCGTGCTCTGCCGGTTGCTGTTCACCGGGTCCACCGAAGTGCCCCCGGTGTACGTTGCCCCTTCCCACAGTTCCAGCGTGTACGCCTTGTTCGAACTGTAGGCGAACTCCATATGGATTTCACCCGTGGCCGGCGTGTCGATCACAAACTCCGTGGTGTCCCCGTTGTCCAAGCTGTCGTAGCCGCCGACAAAGAAATGGTCGCCGTCGTGAATGTGATGGTGCACCTCCTGAATGGACACGACCGACTGGCTGTTCTGGTCCACCCTGACCCGCCACCACTTCGAGCCGTCCCAGCCGAACACGCCGACGCCCGCCAGCAGCAGGCCGGCCAGGCCCAGGAATATCGCGCTACGACGGGGTAGCATCAGTACAGTACCTTGTAGAACACCGTCAGGTCGGCGTCGTTGCCACCGTCGTTCGAGGTAACGTACTTGACCCGACAGTACTTGACTGGCAGCGGCGTACTGACAATCCAAAAATCATTTGAGTCAACCACGCTCGCCACCCCGAACAAGTCGTTCGTTATGTCTTGGTACGTACAACTTGCAGGAGCCGTATTGTCGTCCTGAATCGAGCACTCGAACGTCACGGTCAACACGTCGGTCGGCGCAGTACCCGAGGTCTCTATCTGAATTCCCAACGACCTGTAATCGTCCATGTCGATGTAGCCGCAGTAGTCGGTCGTGTTGGTGGCGATGTTCGTCAGGTCGCAGAGGGTATTCTCATTGTGGTGAGAAGATATCGGGTCCTGCTCCTCGGACCTGTTGCTGTTCGTGGTCCAGGAGTAGCCCGCGGTCACCAACTCACCGTTCAGGTTCGCTACCGGCATCACCGCGTCCCCGTCGTCGACCGCGCTCTTCTGAGAGGACTTGGCCTCGACCATGATAGTCGCGCCGTCGCTCGATGCCGCTTCGCCCTCCGTCGCGTCCCAGTCGTCCATGACGCCTAGAGAGGTCACCGCCGGATCGTCGTCGGCCAGCGTGACGGTCTGTGTCCCGCCGTCCCGGTTCCCGCCGTTGACGTTCACGCTCACACCACCGACCCTGTAGAGGTCGACGTATGTCGGCAAGCTGCTGGAGGAGCCGGACCTCAGCTCGTCACAGGTCAACCACTCGCAGCTCGTCGGGTCCGTCGCGTTGTCGCAGCACTGCTGCGGGTACCCGACCTTCGCGTCCGCCCCTGCGGAGAAAGCGAGCAGAACGCCCAGAAGAACCAGAATCAATCTTCTCATCTTACTACCTCCCAGACCCTTCCGCCTCCAGGTGGGGCGGGGCCATGTTCGTCGTCAGCCTCTGTATGTCCGACCTCAGCCCGGACACCCAGAGCACGGCGGCGGCCAGCATCGCCGCCATCGTCAGTGCCAGACCGGTCACGGCTATCAGATTCCCCCTCCCCTTCACCCGGAGGCTCCCCTCCGCGACATTCGCCTGCCGAATCTTCTCCTCCTGTTGGTGCTGCCCCAGGTGGACGTCAAGCCCCGTCTTCAACTCGTTCACTACCCTCTCCAGCTTCCCGGTGGTCTTCTCCTGCCGCTCCACTCCCCGCTTCACCTCTCCGACGAGAGTCGCGACCGAGTCCATCCCCCTCTGCAGAACCTCGACCTTCGCGTTCAACTCTCCCTTCGTCGCGTAGCCATTGTTCCTGTGGTGCAGAGTCAGACGCGAGTCGATTGCCTTCACAATCTCCTCGATCATCTTCTTCTCGTCGGCCGGCATCTCCTATCCCCTCTTTCTCCCCCCGGAGAAAAAAGAAGGGACCGCCCTACACGGTCCCCGCCTCCAGCATGCCTGTCTCCTCCTGGCGTCTCCGCTCCGCCTCCTGCAGCGCGAAGATCCGCTCCATCGCAGCGCCGGTCACGCGCGGCCTGTCGTCGGGCGCTCTCCTCCGAGCATCCACAGCGTCCGTGTTCCGGTACGTGCTCGGACCCATGAACGAACTCCGGTATCCGAGCCGGGTCACCTCGTCCGTCTCGACGATCACCCCGTTCTGCACCAGCATCTGAATCCGCTGCCGGTTCGAAAGACCCGGCTTGACCCCCGGCACCCCGTTGATCTCGGCAAGAGCCTGCTCCTCCGTCAACAGGTACTTCGGATCGTAGCTTCCGTCGCTCCTGAGCTTCCGCTCCAGGAACGGAGGAGTCCGACCCCAGCCCGGCGCGGGTTCCGAGAGGCTGCGCCACTGTGCTCCCCTCAGAATCCCCATCGGGGGCACGGAAATCGTCGCGTTCGGATCGTGCGGAACCGTGACGAGCTGCACCTTCATCGTGATGTTGACGAACTCCGGAACGACCCCGAGGTCATCGTCCTTCAGCGGCTCCGAGAAGTTGACCGGATCTCCCAGCTCGATCTGAGCCATCGAACCATCTTCCTTCTTGACCACCAGCTTCCTGCGCTTCGCCATTCTCTCCTCCTGTCGGTTAAGGTTCGACTCCGCCGCGAATATACAAAAAAGGACTGCGCGGCACAATACCTAACTCGAACCGCGCAGCCCAGACGTTCACGGTTACACCACGGTCACGGTCGCGTAGAAGTCGCCGTTCTTGGCGTACTTCCCGTAGCGGGTCATCACTCCCTTGCTGGGGCACATCTTGCTGTTCCAGATGATCGGGGTGCTCCACAGCGGGACGTAGGGCATGTGTACGTAGCCGGTGAAGGGCCAGTTTCCGCTCTTCAGTCCGACCACCGCCTTGTCAGCCGTGAAGAACGGATCGTGGTAGCACCGGTACTGCTCGGACAGCGTGCCGAACAGGTTGGGGCCGGTCACGACCCGGCTCTGGCCCGCGGTGGTGTCCAGTGACCGGAAGCTGTTGAGCTTCCGGAGCCGGTTCGCGAAGTTTGCACCGCACAGGATGAAGTTCCCGTGCTCGTAGACCCTGGTGAAGATCTGGTTGTCGGCATCGCAGATCGCGTCGAAGATCGACTCGGCGTACTGCCGCGGAGTCGCGTTGGCCCACGCGCTCGGAGCGGCCGGGTGCGTCCTGGTCCAGTTCGTGTTGGTCGTCGCGGCGCTGACGATCCCGTTGATAACCACGCGGTTGATCTCGCGCTCGATCTGCATCCCCATGATCTTGGTCATCTCGTTGTTCAGGGACAGACCGTACTGCGAGCCGAGGTCCTGGCTGGCCTCCTGGCTCCACTCCGCGGCCAGCTTCTTCGTCTCTGCGGTGATGGTCGCGGAGGTTATCTTGAGGCACATCTCGTTCGGGTCGCTGCACTCGCCCGGGTCGTCGCTGTAGTCCGGGTCCTCGTTCGCGTAGATCGAGGAGCCGGAGCTGTAGGTCTCCCCGGCGCTGCAGTACGTGAAGTCGAGCGTGTGCGCCTTCGCTGTCGGCCCCTTCATCGGCTGCACGGAGGCGACCTGGTTCGCGAAGAGGCGCGGCCAGATCTTCCGGATCAGCGGAAGCGCCTGCGTGGTGAAGGTCGCGATGTCGGACGTGTTGGTCGCCTCCTCCAGGGAGCGGATGCGCCGTCCCGACAGGGCGTGGTACGCACCCACCGCCTCGGACAGGTAGTTGTCGAGCAGGACTTCGGTCTGCCGCCGGATCAGGCCCAGCTCGGACTCGTCCATCTGCATACTCTTGAGCACGCGGTCCTCGGCCAGATCGTGCTTGCCCTCGAACCACTTGCCCCACCTGGCACGACGCCGCTCGTCCTCGAAGACCCAGGGGGCCTCGGCCGGGTTGAGCAGGCCGTCCGCCTGCATGCTCTTCAGTTGCTCGGTCAGGTTCATGGTAATACCTCCTTCCTCAGTCGTAGGCGTCGAGCAAGTGGGTCAGCTCGTCGTCCCCGCCGGCGTCCCGCTGGCGGTCCGAAGGGTTGACCCGTGCGAAGCCGGCGGCCTCGGTCAGGTCCCCGCCGACTGCCTCGACGACGCCCCTGTACTTCTTGATCCGGGCCTCGACAAACTCCTTGGCGGCGTCGGCGTCCAGACCCTTGTCGCGCTCCCGCAGCTCGTCGATGTCCGCCCGGACATGGTCCGCGATCACGACGGGCTGTCCCTCCAGGGCCTCCGCGACCGCCCGGTCCACCTCGGCGGCCAGCTTCCGCTCCTCCTCGCGGGACTCCAGCGCGGCGATCTTCTCGTCCTTCTCCTTCGCGACCTTCTCGATCTGCTCGACGCGCTTCCGAAGCTCCTCGATCTCCTTGTCCTTCTCGTCGGGGTCCCTCTTGCCCTCGTTCTTCTCGGGCAGGGCGCGGGAGATCGGGATGCCGCAGCCGGGGCAGAACTTGCCCTCCGCCAGGAGAGGAGTGCCGCATTCCGCGCACTTCAGCTCCTCGTCACCCTCGTTCTGGTCCTCGCCTTCCTCCACCTCGAACTGCGACATGAACTCCTCCGAGCCGAGGTACTCCCGGACCATCTCCTTCACCTCGCCGGCGAACTTCTCCTCCTGCTTCGCGAGGGCCTCCTTCACGGCGTCCTCGACCCGCTTCTTCGCCGGCTCGCTCTCCAGGACCTGCTTCAGCAGCTCCTCGTTCTTGAGAACGTCCTCCAGCTTGATCTCCATGACATCCTCCTTCTGTTCGTTGTAGTCACTGACGTGGGCGTCCGAGACGGCAGGCCCGATCACGGAGTCGAACGTCACGAGCCGGAAGTCGTCGTTGACCTCCTCGAACTCGCGGCCGTCCCAGTCCCTGTTCCGCTCGTAGTCCGGGTCCTGGCTGGTCATCCGCTTCGTCGTCGCCGAGCCCCTGGCCCTCGACGAGAAGCCGACCTGCGCTCCTGCCCGGATCAGCGCGGCCAGGTCCTTGCCCGCCTCCGTGCCGACCACCTCGATCTCGCCCATCACCTCGCCGTCCGCGTTCATCCCGAGCCCCGTCACGATGAACGCCGACTGGCGCACCGAAGGACCTCCCCGCTCCGCGTTGGGGTGGTCCGTCTCGCCGATCATCGCACGCTCCTCGATCTCGCCGCCCTGCCTCATCACTCTCTCGATCTCCCGCTGCATCAGCGGAACCCGATAGAGCCGGCCGTTGGCGGTGACCTTCCCGGCGTGCGCCAGCTTGCCCTTCGCCCGCATGATGACGCCCTTCGGGAGGGACTTCGCGTCCTCCGTCAGGACCTCCATCCGGGTGTAGTAGGGCACCTGTTCGGTAAGCAGATTCACTTCGCCTTCCTCCTGACCAGCCTGACACTCGCTCCGAGCCGCTTGCCAAGGTCTCGGAGCACCGCCTCCTGGTCCGCGTTGTCAAGGACGTCGAGCAGGCTCGACATCGCCGCCGCTATCCTACTCCTGTCCTGTCCGCTGTTTCGCCTCCCGGCCTCCAGCATGGACCTCACCAGCAGGACTGCGGCTTTCCCACTATCACCGGTGTCGTCGGCTCGACGCTCCAGCGCGTCCTTCACGTAGTGCCGGTTCCGCACCTTCTTTCCTCCGTGCACCTCGACAGACCTCCTCGCCCTCCAACCATCGTCGCTCCGCTCGTACATCCGGCGGAACGCCTCCAGGGCCATCTTGACAGCGACCTCCTTGGAGTGCTCCGCCTCCACCATGAGCTTCCCGACCATGCCGGCCAGAACCCGGGCCTGGGTCAGCGTGAGATCGCTCCCGTCCACCTCGACGGGAACGCCCCAGAGTCGGATCGCCTCTAGCGATGTCCAGTGCACTGCCACTCTCACTTCCTCCGGCGCTTCTTCCTGCTCTTCTTGATCGGGGCGACTCCGCGCATCTTCTTGCCCTTGGCCGCGTACTTGGTAAACTTCTTCGCCCCGTACTTGGATCGACCGATCCAGGCGGCCAGGGCCGCGGGAGTATGCGCGCCCCGCTTCGCCAACTGCTTCTTCAGCTTGGCGAACCCGACGTACTTCTCGATCACGTCCAGGACCGCCTCTTTCACCGCTTCTCTCGTCTTCTCGGTCATCGTCAACCTCGCTTGAACCCGTAGTCCGAAGGATTCCCACCGCCGAACCGGACAGGAACCTTCGGGCTAGACGCCTTCCTCCGGGTCCGGTAGTTCACCTTGATCGCCGGCTGGCCATACTCCATCCTCTTCCCGCGCATTCTCCGCATCACCTGGCCGATCCTCTTCCTTGACCATCTCTTCCCGCGTCTCCTGGTCTTCCAGCCCTTCTTCGCACCGGCACTCGTGCCGTACTCCAAGAGGATCTCGTCCACAGCCCTTCTCACCGCGTCTTCCAATACCGACATGAAACAATACCCTCCTCAACCACTTGCAGCCTGTCCCGCATATGGCTTCGGCTCGAACCGGTGCGGGCCGAAGTAGACGACCCGCCGGCCGCTCAGCACGTCCTGGACCCTCCGCTCAGCCTCCCGGAAGCTGAGGCACCGGTCTCCGACCTGCCGCTCGACGATCCTTCCGTCCCGCGCCCGGTCGTACCTGAAGACCCGCCATGTCTGCATCCCGTTGACCAGCTCCGGCCCGAGTATCCGGCACCTCGTATGCGGATGCGGTCTCGGGTACTCTGCATGCTCCAGCAGTCTCTTCCTTCTCACCTTCATTTTACCCTCGTGATCCTGTACCTTCCCTTGCCCAGCTTCGTGATTACGTGCCTGCCCGCCTTCGGCAGCTTCTTCTTGAGCAAGCCGAGTCCGAACCATGCTCGGAGCATCGACATCCCGCCCTCCCGGCTGTCTCCGGTCTTGACCTTCTCCAGGAGGGACGCGAAGTGCTCGTCGACCGCGGAGCCGACCAGCTTCCACCGGGCCGACGCCTTCGCCCTCTTCTTCCTCTTCCGCTTCCTCGCGACGACTCCTGGGAACGTCGCGATGTCTCCGGTAGTCGTCGGCATCTCACACCTCCATGATCTCGACGGCCTTGCTCAGAAAGGACCTCGCGGAGAACGTCGTCGTCTGCTTCAGCGGCGTCTTCGTGTCGCTCACCACGACCTTCCCCTTCGACGCTGAGACGACCAGGAACGTCACTCCGTCCCTCACCACGTGCCTCCCGACCAGCCCCTTCAGCTTCTTCGCCTGGGCCGCGTAGACCCTGCCCCGAATCTCCGAGAACAGCTCCTTCGCAGGGTCGCTCATATCTTCCACCTCCACCACCAGTCGTTCAGCCTGTACCACTCGGCGGTCGCCGCGAACCCCTCCTCCGGGTCGAAGCCCGGCTTCCAGCCGAGGGCCGCCAGCCTGGAGCTGTCCATCGCGTACTTCCGGTCGTGCCCCGGCCTGTCCTGAACCGGCCGGATCGAGTCCGCGTAGCTCACACCGCAGAGGTCCGCCAGCGTCTTCAGCAGCTCGACGTTCGACAGCCTCTCCCCGCTACCCACGTTGTACGCATCTCCGGCCTCCCCCTTCTCCAGGAGGATGAGCAGGGCCTCCGCACAGTCCTCGACGTAGAGCCACTCCCGGACCTGTTGCCCGTCCCCGTAGAGCGGCACCTTCGATCCACACGCCATCGAGATCAGGGCCTTCGGGACCAGCTTCTCCGGGTGCTGATAGGGTCCGTAGCAGTTGCAGGGCCTCGCCACCACGACGTCCACCCCGTAGGTCCGACGATACGCACCACAGACGAGGTCCGCGGCCGCCTTAGAGGCGGAGTAGGGGCTCGACGGCTTCATCGCAGTGTTCTCCGTCGCCGGCTCCGCCCCCTCCCTGTCTCCGTACACCTCGTCGGTGCCGACGCAGAGCACCCTGCATCCGAGCCTCTTCGCGGCCTCAAGCACAGAGACCGTCCCGAGGTAGTTCGCCCGGTAGAACGGTGCCGGCTCCTTGATCGAGTTGCCGACGTGGGAGTGCGCAGCGAGGTGGACGATAGCGTCCGGCCCGTACCGGAGGCAAATGTCGGCGAAGGCTTCCGAATCGGCAACGTCCCGCTTCGCGAACTCGTACCGATCGCTCGGCATCACCTCGTTGACATTCTGTGGATCGGCGGCGTAGGTCATCGTGTCCACGTTCAGGACCGAGTCCCCCCGCCTCAGCAGCTTCCGAACCAGGGCCGAGCCGATGAACCCGAGCCCTCCAGTGACCAGGACCTTCATCCCTTGAAGACCACCTTTTTTCCGCTCTTCGTCGTGAAGGTAACTGCCTTCCTCTCGGTCTCCACCTTCACAGCCTCAGTGACCAGCTTGGCCAACCGAGCCGATTCGACCGTGAACGTGCCGTCCCCGAGGCCCCTCTTGATCAGCCGCCGGACGTAGGTCGCGGTGAACTTACCGTCCCCCAGCGCCCTCGTCGCCTTCAGCAGGTTCTCGTCGTAGCTGCTGTCCGAGATGACGTCGTCGTAGATCCGGGCGGCCAGGGCCTTCAGCTTCTTCTCGTCAACGGTCGGTGGATTCCCGAACCCGGACTCCCGGTCCACTATCTCGTCCAGCCTCCACCTGACCCTCGACCGGATCTTCGCGTCCAGCATCTTCACCAGCTCGCTCTTCGTCATCGACAATGCCATCTCAGCCTCCTCTCGCCCGGTTCTCCGTCCACCTCAGCGCGTGCCACTCGATCTTCCTCTCGTCCAAGACTTTCTCAAGCCTCTCACGGACTGTCTTGACGTCCTCCGTTTCGCCCCTCAGCCACAGCCCCAGCTTGGAGGCGATGGACATCTCCAGGGGCGCTACCCGGACCCTCGTCCCGACCGCCGCCCGCAGCGCCTCCGCCAGCATCAGCCCGACGCCCCTCAGATCTCCGGCCACGTAGTTCCAGGTCTCGACCATTTATTTATCCCCTAAATAACCTCGTCGGAGAACAGCTCCCCGACCTCCTTCTCGTACCGGTCGAGCATCGCGGTGAGGTGCCGCTTCTCGACCAGAGAGAGGCTCCGGCCGTCTATCCCGTGCCGAAACAGCTCCTGGACCGCCCTGCGCCCGACATGGCGCTCGTCCAGCACGTCGTCGACACTCCAGACCGGGACGTCGTAGATGCCCCGCTCCTCCAGATAGTCGATCAGCTTCGCGTTGATCCTGCTCCTCTCCGCTGCCAGCTTCCGAAGCTCCTTCGGATCCAGGCCGGGCTCCGCCATCCTCCGCCGCAGCAGGTTCATCCGCATCCGCAGCCCGTCGATTACCCTCAGCTCGGCCGGCTCCGCCAGTCTCATCCCCCGCGGCGGCTTCACCGGCCTCAGCATGTCGTTCAGGCTCTGGTCCCGCTTCTGCGCGTACTCCGCGGCGTCCTCCCGCTCCGCCCGGCTCAGTACTCCCAGATTCACTTCAAGTTTGCACAAACAATTACTGACGCAGCGGGTATCACCGGATCTCGGAGTTGTCGGGAGGTTCCACTTCGTGTAAGGCGAGTTCGCGGCGAGAATCAAGCAGTCAATGCAATGCTCCCCACGACCTAGACGCCACCAGATCCGCGAGTTGTCCGGGAGCGCCTCGATCTTCGCGTTCAGGGCGATCCCGTTCAGGGTCTGCGCGTACAGCATCGCCCGCCTCTGTCTCGGCATCTTCAGATTGCCTGCATCGATGTCCTTGCCGAACTTCGAGGCGTACCTCAGCTCCTCCGCGCTGGCCCTGGAGAGCCACTCCTCGTCCCCCGGAGTCAGCGTCCTGCCCCGGTGCGTCCTGTAGACGTCCCGGAACGTCGTCGAGATGAGGTCGTGTGCCTCCTTCTCGAACTGCCGCAGGGTGATCGCCTTCCTCTCCAGGTCCGCCGTCAGCTTCTCGAACCTCCGGTAGTAGGAGGCCCGGACCTTGTCCATCCCACTCGCCAGTCTCAGAACACGCGGGGCCGCCTCCTCGAACTCGGGGGCCGCCCCGACAAGCACGGTCTCCAGGTCCTCTAGATCGTCCTCGGAAAGGGACAGCAGCTCTTCTGCCAGCGAAGCGTTCACGGATTCTCCCATCCCCCGTATCTCACAAGCCTCAGGTCCAGGTCCGCAAGAGCCCAGCCCAAAGAGTAGTTGCCGCGCAGGATCTCGCGTACGACGTCCTCGACCGTCTCGCGTCCCCACAGTATTCGGTTCCAGTTGCTCCAGTGCGCCCACTTCTTCGTTCCGTCGACATCGACGTAGGAGATGGCGCAGACGCTGTGCCCCCCCACCTTCCCGTCCCTGCCCAGCCAGGGAACCGTGAGGAGGTACAGGCCAGTCACCTCGACGTGCATCCGATGGTGCCTCAGCCACTCCCTCAGGGCCGTGGCGGCAGCCAAGGACACATCTTCACAGTCGCCTGCCTCCTTCCCCTCGAAGTACCTGGCCCAGACCGCCCCCGGGGCGGAAACAGCGTCCCAGAACATCCACCACTTGTCCGGTCGCCACTTCATCTTCTCGACACAGTCTTCTATCGCTCCGACACTGGGAAACAGCGGGACCTTCGTGTAGTCGAGCCAGGTGGACTCGAACAGCCTCTGGTAGATTCTGGACCAGAGATAGTAGATCCCGCACCTCAGCGAGAACCAGGTCAGCCGTCTCAGAATCCACAGCTTCATCGGTCAAGCCTCCAGCGGCCTGTTCAGCCTCTCTCTCCGGATGACCCGGATCATGTCCCGCAGGGTCTGTATGTCGTTCGCCAGCCGCATGTCCCGGAACACCCGGTCCCTCGCGTGCTCCTCCGCGCCGACCGGCGGCTTCTCCGAAGTCCCGGGCTCGTCCCGGAGGCCCATCGCGTACAGCTCCTCGACATCCTCCTCCGACAGGCCGATGATCCTTCGCAGGAGCCACCGGACCGGAATGCCGCTGCCCCTGGCCTGGCCGAAGATCGTCCACCGCATCTGCTCGACGCTCATCTTCAGCTCCTCGTCGACCATGCTTATCGCCGGATAGACGATCCTGTAGAGATCCTTCTCCGGAGTCCCACCGAGCAGGACGATCTGGCGGTTGTAGAGCTGCCGCTGAAACCACGCCATCTCCTTCTGTATCGCTCTTATTTCTCTCGCGAAATTTAAGTCCTCCCAACTTAACGTCGCCTTGGCGTTCACGCTCTCCTCGATCCCGAGATAGGAGGGGGGGACGCCGGTCGCCGTCAGCAGCTTGCGCTGGAAGTACTTGACGTCGGTCACCTCCCCGAGAGCGCCGGACACCCCGAGCCTCTGGATCGTCGCCTTCGCCACGTTCTCCCCGCTCGGCTGCCCTATCACGATGTCCGCAGAGTCCGGCAAGGGAGCACGTCTCCAGTCGACCTTCCCGCTAGAGTCGACTACCCGCCGCTTCTTCAGCTTGTGGATGAACTTGGAGACAATCCGCTCCGCCTCGTCAGACGTGCAGTTCGGAGGCAGCGGAATCGTGACCGCCAAGATGTCGGAGGACCGAGTATAGCGGGTGTTCACCACGTTGTCCTCCATCGGCTCCAGGAGCCGCCAGGGCCGGCGCGCATGGAAGAGGAAGGATCTGCCGTACCTCGCCCCCCTCTGGTGCGCGTGCCGCAGATGAATCACCTGCCAGGCGTGCAGGGGCACCCCGTCCATCTCACCCTCGGTCTTCACGGTGAAGGCGGCCTTGGCGATCAACCTCCCGTACTCGTCCTCGTTCCGGGTCGTCATCTCCGGGTCCAGCCACTTGAGCCGCACCACGAGGTTCGTGCGCTCCTCCGCGACCACCTCCTCGAACTCGTCTCCGTAGAGGAGCGCGCTCCGGCAGATGCCGGGCATCGCCTCCGGCAGGTCGATCCGGTCGTCCAAGTCGTCAAGCATCTTCTGGGTCGACGGGTTGTCCGCCACCACCTTGTACGACTCCTCGTCCCCCTCCTTGGACATGAACACATTGCGGGCCGTGACCGTGAGAGCCCTGCCAAGCTCGACGCAGTCCTCGTCCATCCGGATGTAGTCGCGATACCGAGCCAGTCGGGTCGTCTCGTCCCTCCGGGCAGTCTCCTCTTCCGCGAGGGAACCTCCGACGTCGGCGACAGGCACCCCGCCGATCTCTGTCGTCTGCTCGTCCGGGGCCTCGTCTGTCCTCTGCCCGAACCAGCGCCGGAGCCGAGTCCAGAAGCCGGCGGCCCTGGCCTGCTTCGCCATCGCCTCCGCGCTGGTCATCTCGGTGAACACGCTCTCCGGAATGACGACCCTCTTCTCCAGCTCTCCGTCGTCCCTCCGGTACAGGATCACGGGGTACTCGTTCGCCACGTCGACCTCCTCACAACACGATCTTTCCAGGTCCCGGTTTCGACTCGGGCCTGGTGGCCTGCTGCGCCGCCCTCATCGCCTCCATCGAGGAGAGGCGGAGGAATGCGTCCATCCACGCCTTGAACAGCAGCTCGACGACCCCGATCATCGGCAGCCTCTTTCCGCTGCCGGCGTCGTCTATCACCAGGCCGCCCCTCGGATCCACTCCTATCCGCAGCAGCCACTCCAGACCCCGGCCCTCCCCTGCCTGCTCCTTCCGGGTCGCCCTCTGCTCTTCCCTGGCCCGGTTCCGAGTCCGCTGGAGGAGCTGCCAGTTCGCCTTGCAGCACTCGTTGAACTTCTTTCCGCTCCCACAGGGACACGGAGACAGGTTCAGGGCCGGAGCGAACTCCCGCTCCAAAGCCTCGAACTCCCCGCCGTCCAGCTTGCCGTCGCTCATCACCGCGGCCTCTAGCCGGGCCGCCAGATTATTCTCGCCGCTCATCTGTCCACCTCCAGCAGTTCCTTGACCTCGCCGGCTTTCTCCTTCTTCTCATTCTCGGTCGCGCAGTCCCTGCATCTGCCCCACTTCGCGCACCGCGCGTTGCTGACCCACATCCCGTTGACCTGGTTGTAGACGACTCCGTCCTTCGCGTACTTCCCCGCATCCGGACACCAGAAAGGATCTTTCACCGCGACACCTCCTCGAAACGCAAAAAGGAGGCGGGAGAGCCGGGCCTCTCGACCAAGCTCTCCCGCCGCCAAAGACAGGAGGCGGCGTGGGCGGCGAATCCACGCCACTCACACCATCCTCCGCAAGTCCCGTGTATGGCACCAGCCGTCAAAGCGCGCACCCCGTCACGTTCGGAACGCACCCGTCGCAGGGCTGCTCCAGCTTCGCGCAGTCGTACTCCCCGTATGCGAGCCGCTGCAGAACCGCCCTCCAGCACTCGACGCCCCACATGTCGCCGGTCGCCTCGTTGCGCCAGCCCCGGCACTCCTCGTTCGTCGAGCCGTGGTCCCACTGGAGCCTCACGCAGTCCTCGACCGGGACCTTTCCGCACGTAACCATCGCCTCGTTGTAGAGGCCGCACGCCTCCACGCAGTCCGCGTAGTACTCCGCGAACCAGTCCTGCTCCTCTCCGCCTCCGTCGGCCAGGGAACCCCCAGGGTCCGCCCCGCATCCGGAGATCAAGAGAACCGCCAAGAAAACAATCGCCGCTCTCATCGCCAACCTCCTTTCTTCTTTGAACGCCACTCGCCACCTCCCGTCCTTATTTAGCAGATAAATAAATCAACCCTCTTCCTCTCGCTTCATCAGATCGTACAGCTCGTCCCACCTCCCCTCCTCGAACAGCCTCCGCTTCTTCGACTCCTTCTCCCCGACCGACTCGTTCTCCGCGACCTCCACGGAGAACGGCGAGACCGGAATGCGGGTGGACGCCACCCTCACCAGGGTATACGCGACCCCCGCCATCGCATCGGCCACGTCCTTCTCGCCGCCAGGAGGGTGGTCTATCTTCTCGACCGGCCTGCCGTCCCTTACCTGCCCGGTATAGACCCTCTCCAGGGCCGCCAGCTCTCCCTCGACCTGCGGGTACGGGTAGACGCTCAGCCTGTCCTCCAGGTACGCCGCCTTCAGCTCGATGTAGGGGTCGATGCCGGAGTCCACGCTCAGCAGCTCGCACCGGAACCCCTCGGTGGAAAGCTCCTGCGCCCAGGTGCGCTGAAAGCTGTCGTAGGTCACGAGCCCTGCCTTGAACCCGAGCCCCCTCAGCGAGTAGATGATGCCGCGAATCCCAGAGTAGGGAATCTCTCCGCCGAGCGGCGGAATCACCCTCAGCAGGAAGTCGTACCAGAGAACCGGAAGCCGGACCATCGTCGGGGAACCTCCGGGGGAGGACCTCACGACGTCCTTCCAGTCCGAGACATGCCCCATCGCGATGCCCGCAGCGTCCCCGGTCAGGCCGATGTCGACGTGTACGTGCCGAATCGCGGCCGGGTTCACCAGCGGTCTCCAGACACCGTCCCTCTTCTCGGCGAGTCTCTCCTTGATCAGAAAGGCCCCGTCGAGCAGGGTCGTCTCCTCGGCCGTGTACGGGTGATGGCAGACCTCCCCCTTCCACGGCCCCTCCCCCTCCTTCCGCACTGCCTTGAACAGGGACTCCCGTCTCGGGAAGAACATCTGAGACGCCTCCGTCGCCCGGCCGCAGATGTCGCGAATGAAGTCGGACAGGTTCGACCGGGCGGACACGAGGTACTCGCCGCCGGCCCTCGGGACCTGTATCACCTCGCACAGCTCGTCCTCCGGTACTCCCTGTACCTTCCTCTTCTCTTGCTCCCTCCTCTCCCGCTCCGCCTCCTTCTCGTCCTCGATTATCCTCGGGCTCTCCGTCCGCGTCCCGGTGCGAATCCAGAAGTAGCTCTTCTCGTAGGTCTCCGGCGGCTTCGTCTCCCACTCCGCGTACTCGATAACGATCGTCCGGACCCTGCCGTTCTGGTCCGGCTCCGTCCACCCCTTCTGCCTCGCCTCCCGGATCTTCCGGCGCATGAAGCTGTTGGGGTAGGTCTCCTTGCAGAGGGAGATCAACTTGCAAGGCGGGGGCATCGTGCCGTCCGGCAGCATGTACCGGGTCTGCATACGCCGCAGCGCGGATGCGTAAACGACCTCCGCCTCGTCGTACTTCGCGTCCGCCCTCTCGCTCCGCCTCGACCTCTCCACGACGTCGTACAGGTTCGCCTCGTCGAGCACGCAGAAGACGAGGTGCTCGGACTCGGCCGCCGTCTTCGTCGCGCCGGCGAACGAGCACATGACGTTCTTCTGCGGAAACCTCAGCTCGTTCACCACTCCCTTCATCGGAGGGAAGTCCCTCTGGAAGTACGGCGTGCTGTGGACCAGCCGGTACAGGTCCATGTAGTAGCTGTTCTTCGCCTTGTCCTTCGTCGTGTTCAGGTTCAGCATGAGAATCTGCGCCGACTCCACCATGTCGCGGAACGCCCTCTGGGGCACCCCGTAGCAGGAGAGCAGGTAGAGACTGTAGAGGTGGATGCCGATGGACAGAGTCGTCTTGCCGAAACCGATCGCGCCGGCCATGAGGACCTCGAAGGCGTTCCTCTCGAAGACCTCGCAGAACCTCTCCTTCAGGACGTCGTACATGCCGCGGGCCAGCGGGCCGGAGAAGTACTCGTTCTCGATCCACTTGCGGGGCGGCAGCGGCTCCCTGTCCTCCCGGAGCCTCCGCTCCGCCTCCTCCCTCGACATCTCCGCGAAGTCCAGGACCTGGCGGCGCACCTCCAGCTCCCTGGCCCTCTGTTCCAGGAGCCGGGTGACCTGCTCCGCGAACGTCCTTCCGCTGCCCATTATTTATTTTTCCTCTTTATTCGGGAGCACCGGACCAGTTCCGGGCCGGAGTGTTCTCGGAACTATTTTCCTCGGGAAACAAAGGGGCATTTATTCCTCCTGAAAATAACGAGCATGCCGGTTCGGTCCCCGTTTTATTTATCCGATAAATAATTACGGAGAAAATATCTTTGGGGATTTGCATGCCGTGCACTCCCATGCTTACTCGGAGGCTCTCCTCCAGTAGTTTCTGAACCTGGGCCAGTATCTGTCCCCTCTGGCCACCTGGAACTCCAAGGTCTTCGACAGGTGCAGCATGCCTCTCCACAGCAGCGGGTAGTGTTTCTTCATCGCCTCCCACTGCTCGGTCAGTTGGAACGGGCACATCCAGCAGGCGGTCCGCACGAACCCCAAGTTGTAGCCGCGCCACAGGTGCCTTTCCACTCTCTTCAACTCGGCGGCGTAAGACTCGGAGTCTTGTCCGTACATCGGGCTAATCAGCCACTTGACCGGCCCCTTACCGGACACCCTCTTGCATGCGATGCCCCTTGTCCGGGACGTCTTCTGATCCTTGCGTCCTCCCCTGATAGTCGCCACTATCTCTTCTCCGAACTGCTGTCGGCAGTACCGGTCGACCACGTCGTTTATGAACCTGGACTGGCAGTCCCTGTAAATGGGGCTTGGCCACTTCCCGACACCGTAATAGTGCGCCACGATGTTTCGCTCCGGGTGCAGCATTTTCAGGTCGACACCCATCTCCCGGCACACCCTCGCCACATGAAGTGTCAGATCCGGGAACTCCGCGCCCGTCTCGACGAACAGGGCCGTCAACGGCCGACCCGTCCTCTCCGATACCGCCCGCGCCCATCCCAGTGCGACCGTGGAGTCCTTCCCGCCCGAGAACTCGACGACCATCCGGTCGCACTCTCTGACAACCTCTGAGGCATCCGCGTCCGGCTCGGGGTAGGCCGGCGCGGATCCTGCGGACTTGGGTTTGTCCAGCAAGCACCTCGGGTCGCTCTCGTACTCCCTCACCATATCGGACAACAGGCCTTCGACATCCAGATCCTTCAACAACCCGCCCAAACCCTCGGCCTCCAGGCCACCCAGGACCTCCCGCAGCGCCGGCAGATCCCACTCTCCCTGCAACCGCTCGCTGTTCAAAGCTATGTTCAAGGCTTTCTCATGGGAGTCGTCGAGATCCACCTCGGCCACCTCGACCTCCCTGACACCCATTTCCGCCAGGATCGAGAGCCTCTGATGCCCGCCGACAACCCTCCCGGTCCTCCTGTTCCAGACTATCGGCTGGACCAGCCCGAACTCCTCGATGCTCCTTCTCAGGGCAAGTTTGGCTTCGTCGGAAATCTTGCGCGGGTTGTAGCTGGCAGGAATCAACTCAGACAAGCGCCTTCTCTCTGTAGGTACTCCCGCGACCTTCGACCTACGCTTCTTGCCCATCTGGTCCTCCTAAATTAAGTCTCTTATTTATCCGATAAATAATTTTCGACAGAGTCGCAGATCAGATCGTACAGCCCGGCGGCGATCTCCTCGAACTTTCCGATGGTCATGTCCTCCGGCACCACCGGGAACAGCAGGTTGTTGACCCTCTCCTTCAGGTCGTCCGGCGGGGTCCAGGGCTCGTCCCTTCTGACGCCCCACCGGATGCCGCCCCTACCGTGACAGTTGTCCGGGTACATCCCTCACCCTCCTGACCCTGGGCGTCTTCCCTGCCGACTCCCTTCTGCTCCTGGACCGCCCCACATCTGCGGCACCTCTTGGTCGCCAGCACATAGCCCGGACCGATGTGCGGAGCCGGCTCCTCGGAAATGATCTCTAGCTCGTCGCTGCCGCATTTTTCACACGATTGTCCCATGCCGCCTCCTTGTGTAGTGACACCTCCACAACCCAGTCCTTTTACCATTCTCAAATACAGGACTTACCCGTAGATGTGGATCTGACGGACCGTCGTACCAGTCTGGGCAATACTTCCTGATATCGTTTCGTGAGCTATTGTCGCTCAATAGTCCTCTCCGTCCTTCTCTTTGCTCCGACTTATAATCACCCCACCATCGGATGACACCACTACCGTGATGCGCCTACCACTGGTGTCCCACAGGCAGTGCTTCAACTTGCCCAGCACGCCACGGCCTCTTTCAAGGTCTACCTCGTACAGTCCGCTAACCTGGGCGGACATGGGACCCACAGCACGAATCAATGCGTCCACCATGCCCTCCGTCACCGGTTCGATCTCCATCATCTTCCTCCCTTCCGTTGTAAATAAAATGCCGGGCCTTCCACCCAGCTCGCCGGGTTTGGCTGGTACGTGCCCCAGCAGGTCCCGTCGGGTTGGCCCCAACTGGTTGCCACCGGACTATTGGACGGTCGGCTTGACCACATGGGGATTCGGCCCGCCGTCCTCATCAACAACGTTTCCACCACACACTCCTCAATGACTGGCTCCGTCGCTCATTCGGGTATCGGCACCGCGCCCCTGTCCACCTCCACCTCCGCCCAGACCTCGTCGTCGTCGTCGACCCGGATGTCCTGCACCTGGCCGAGCATTCCCCGCGGAGGGAACTCGTAGTCCGAGGTGAGGAGCACCTTGCCGAGCCGGAAGTCCTCGCGCCTCTCCTTGATGGCCCTGTCCAGCAGCTCCTTGGGGTATACCGACCCGTTCAATGTCGGCACGCCCGCCCTAACGTTCAGCTTCACCCGAATATGGATCTTTTCAGTATGCTCCTCATTTTCTCTCATCTTGTCCTCCTCGGCTCCGGATAGTATCAGCCCCAGGACCTTCGATCAACTGTCAAGCCGCTCCTGCCAACAACCGAGGCAAAACGGCACGACATCCTCTCCAGCCAGGTCATGAGCAGCGCACTTCTCCACCTCGGACAGGCAGGTCGTCCCGTCCACGATGCCCGAGGTGGGCTTGTCGTTCCAAATCAGACACCTGCCACTGCGCCGGCCCGGGTCGATGGCGAGGGTGGCCATGGCTAGTCTTCGACCTCAACCTTGCCATCAACCGCGGGGACACCGTACGGCAAGCACCCAAACCTGATGTCGTCATCGGTTACACCGGCAATAAATGCTTCCTTGTTCCCAGAAATACCTTCCACTTCGTAACCGGCAGGGATATGATGATACCACTCGCCAGGGAACAGCATCAGTCTGCCGTCCCAGTTTCCACAGCCAAGCTCCTTGAGTTGCTTGACCGTCATTTTCTTCAAGTCACTCCACTCAACGCTGCTACCCGGTGGGCACGCTGATGCCGGCATGTCTGGTGTGCGCGTGAATTGTGGAGCCGCAATCTCTATCGTATCCCCGGGCTTTGCTCCTACTGCCTCTGCTATGGCCTCGGCAGCCTCGGACATTGGAACAGTCTTTATCTTTCTTCTCATTGTCTCACTTCCTTTCTTTGGTGGCGAGGATGGTCATTCGTCGGGCTCCTGGTAATACAGCGACAGTTCGATTCATCTTTCAAGCCACTCCTGCCAGCAATCGGGGCAACTGTCGATATTCGCCGGGCAGTTCCGATAGCGCCGAGACGGCGGGCACTTGCCCATCGAGTCCGGAAGCAGATCCTCCAGCTTCCCCGCCAGCCTGCCCAACAGTTCGGCCATCTCGGGGGCGGCGGCGATGAGTTCAACATCCGGTTCCTCTTTGTCGTGCCCCGGCAGCGAGAAAACCAACGATGTTCCCTTTCTGGTGACAGCCGCGATGTTCGTGTGCGGTGGGTACCTGCTGTCATCGGTAAATGCGGTCCACGGCCCCCTGGTCGTCTTCTCGGCCAGGGCCGCCAACTCCCGTGCCCGCTCAAGAATGGTCATGGTCATCCCTCCAGCCATTTGCGCCAGCACTTCGCGCAAGCAAGATCGTCCGGGTGCTCGTGTTCGCAGTCAGCACCCGGCGGGCACTTGTCCCCAATGTTGGCAACCACAGCTTCCAGCTTGTCGGCCAACTCGTTAAGCACCTCGGCTGTTCGTGACATGATCGGATTCCACATGGCGGCTAGATTTCTCGCCCGGTCGATGACGGTCATGGCAGCACCTCGTAGATTGCCTCAAATTCATCGGGCTTGCATAGGTAGAGATCCCCGTTCCAGTCCCTGACGATGTAGTCACCCACGACTACCCGCATTCGACCTTCCGATGTGTCGATATAGGCGCACCTGTTCTTGGGATCGTACACGACACCCGGTATGTGTAAATCACTGGGGTACTGTGCGTCCAGCATCTCATCTGTTAGCCGACAAGCTTCAACCATCACCTGTACCTCGCGATTTTTCATGATACTACTCCTTGCCTCTTCAGTCGTTTGTCACTGCATCGAACCAAGTCCCATAAAACTGTCATCGGCCACCTCAAGGTCAATCCTCCTTGTCAGCCGAAAATTTCTCGCACCTCTCGACTATCGTCGCATAGACTTTGCCCGCCAGTTCGTCGAACTCCCCGATGGTCATGCTCTTTGGCGCGTATTTGAACAGCAGTTCATTGATGTCGACCTTCAGGAACTCGGGGCACTCCCACATTTTGACCGCTGTATCTGATACATTCCCTGGGGGGTTCTTTCCTTCCAGACCGGTAGTAGGTGAATATCCATCTCTATAATTCACGCATACCCTCATGTTTGCTTCTCCTCCGTGCGCTTGTAAGTGCGATTCTGAAGGCCACGCTCGGCCCGCTCCCTGCGCAACCGGATTACATCCTCCCAGACCGCCTCCGACAACTCGCACCAGTGCGTAAGGTGGTGGTGGAGGCTGGAAGCACGGTTGGCGTCATCGAAGACCACCCGGCCGAACTTGACGTAGCCTTCCTCGTTCCACTTTTTTGCAGTGGTGAAATCCTCCTCGCTCATCAAGCTTGCATCCACCCAACCCCTATGATCCACCGCCCGCGTCTCCAGGTACATCAACTAGCTCTCCTCTGCCTTGCTCAGTTTCATTCTACATCTCCTTTTCTTGTTCACTGCGGAAGTTCTATCCTGAAGCGATGCTTGCAGTGCGGGCACTCATAAACCACCACATCGCCACCCGGCCAACCATCCTCCTGCCGTAGTTCCACCGCATCCGGGTGCAAGACCTTGAAGGCCTTGATACCAGGTTGCCATATGTGTTCCGCTCTGCAGTAAAAGATCCGATTGGAATAATCCCCGCTACCCATCTGTCTCTCCTTCCGCTTCACTCTATACCTCCTTTGTTCTTGAGAACGACGTTCAGCTCCCTCTGCAGTCGCTGTACCTCTGCTCGCAGTTGCTCCAGCAGTTGAAACGTGCTTGCTGGCATGCGCCCATCTCTTCCGATGAACTCCAGGGCGTGCTCAGTGTACCTCTCTCCACAGATCCTGCATGCATACACTTTCCCGTCTGGATCGTAATCCAGCGAACGAACACCGCAGTTCGGGCACGTAGGAGACTGTCCGCGTAGAAACTCCAGGTCACGCTTCGTTTTCTCCAGGTCTGATCCAAGCGACTTGTTTCCCGCCCGCAACCTCCTCACTTCATCGCGCAGGGACTCAAACATGCGACGCTCTTTGCAAGTCTTATAGTCCTTCGCTTGCAAAAACCTGTGATACCTACACATTCCCCATTTCGAGCCAGGCAACTCGCGGTCCTCTACCGCCCACCACGGACATTCTCCACACGTCTTTGTCATGGCTCTCCTCCTTCGCTCAACTCCACTCCTTCAGTGCTTGTGACCACGACAACCGACTTGGCGCATAGCTTGCGCACCTGCTCAACCGTATCTTCGATCCTCGCCACAAAGCTAGCGCACCGCTCCACATACTCCACCAACAACGGCTCATCGGCCTGCATAAGCACAGGGTTCTGTACTATGCTGCCAAACTGCCGGGCAACTTCCGACAGTCCCCTCAAATCTGCCACCGTCCTTTGCCAAGCCATGTAGACATCCCACCTCTTCTTCTCCCTTTCCTTGCTCTCTGTTCCTTCAGGCAACACTTTCATTCTTGCCTCCTTTCATCGCACAAATCGCCACGGTCCTCTTGCACTGCTCAACGTCAAACCTGCCGATGTGACAAGCCCGCATTGAGATCCCGAGTTGCTCCGCCAACCACTTATAAGCGGCCCGCCTTGCAGCTGTTACAGTGCACCCCTCCTTCCTAACCTTGCGCTGCCATAGCAGATCAAAGCGCTCATGCGCTCGCTTCTTCCAGTTCCGCAACTCCTCGTTCGCAAGCCTGCCGAGAGGTGCGTGCTTCTTGCTGTTCTTGTGCGTCCCAACCCAGGCCTCGCATGGCCGACAAAGCCAGATCAACCCGTAGCTCTTGCCATAGATCACCTGGATATCCACAAGCTCTGCAGGCCTGCCACAGTAAGGACAGACAACCTCCAGCTCGGTTGCCTTGCTCACGGCGCTGGACTCCCCTTGCTACTCGTCTTTTCGCAGAACCTACGACGCAGGCACTTCTCATGACAAACACCCTTGTAGATACCAGGCGCCAGCTCCTGCGCCGACTGGACATAGACCTTCGCCGTCCCCTCCCTTCTCCCGCAGTTCACACAGCGCGGAAGCTCCGGCTCCTCCGGTTTCCTTTCCTGAAGGAACAGGCTGATCTGCTCCTCAGCCATCGGTATCGTCCTCAACAATCTCCCCCCTGAACTTCGCCTTCATGTCGACGATCCTCTGCCCCAACTCCATCGTCTCCTTCTCCACGAACTCCTGGACCCGCTCCCTCGCCTCCCGCTCCATCTTCTCCAGAGCGGAAAGGCACGCCTGGCACACCTTGTCCGTGTCCGTCTCGACCCGGAAGCTGCTCTTGAACCGAGATAACTCGTACTCGACCGCCGCCTCCCAACCGCAGATATCGCACTTCATGTTCCTTCCTCCTCTCCGCCGCAGGGCGGAAGCGCCATCTTCAGTACGTTCAGGTCCGTGAACGCCGGAATCCCTCTCCGGTTCGCCTCCCTCAGCTCCTCACGCGATCCAGTACTGTCCTCCCAGCCCGGAATGAGAAGGACCGCGTCGCAGCGACGCAGCACCTCTAGGTCTGCCTGGTAAAAGTCCTTCGGTGGTAACGCACCCTCGAAGAACCGGGTCATCGTGTGCGGGCAGAACACCGAGTAGCCGTACTCCAACAGCTCCAAGGCAACCTCCTCCGCTCTCCGAATGTTGCGCTCCCGCAGCCACGTATTGTTCGCAGCTATCGGGCCAGAAACAAATACCAGAATCATGACACACCCCCTACTCGTAGGCCCGCAGGCTTCTGCAGTTGCGGACCCAGACATCAGCGTTGATGTTGGAGAGCAACATCGTCTTGATACTCCACTTGATCGCCTCGTAGTCATCCTCGTACTTCGAGTAGAACGCGATCTGTTCTCCGATGGCGATCCGGTAATACGTGAATACCCCCGCAGGTGCGTCCTCGGTGACCGACTCAAACTCCGGGTCGCAGTCACATACAGTTATCCTCTTGGGCAGAGGAATGTTGATCTTCGGCAGGGCCTCCACTCTTCTAAACTCCCCTGCCAGCGGACCGTCCAGAAAAACTCCGAACTTCATCATCTCAATTCCCTCCACACGGTCTCAATCTGCCGCTCCATGCGGCGGCCATACTTGAGCCACTCGGCCCAGGTATCAGCCGAGTTTACCAATGTCCAAACATTCTCCGCCCAAGCATTCCCTTCAGTACCGCAAGGACCATACTTCTTGGCCAATGGGCAGTAAAAACACGGCGTAAAGCCCTCCCTATCCTCATGGCAGCGATTTGCCTCTGCCCGTGACCATGTGCACAGGGCACAGTACCGCCCCTTCCAGTTGACGAATATTGCCCCGCGCATGTTGATGTTGCTTGGGTACACAGCAGGATTCTGCTTTTCAACCCACCGGTTCATCTTCCGCCAGTGGACCAACGAGAGCCAGGCGGCTTCTCTGGCTGTTCTGGGGGCTCTCATCTTTCCACCTCCAGTTATCGAAAATGGCTGCGCGATCTTCTCACCGCCTCGTCGGCACACTCCGGCGAACAAACATCAAACCCGCTTTCCATGCAGACCGCGTAATCGTTCTTACAGATTGAGCAAACAATCGGCGAATCTGGTGACTCGTATTCCTGTTGTTGGCTCACCATGTGACTGTAGCAGTCATAACAGTATCCCCAATCGGGATCGCCCCCCGTATCTACTATCCTCACGCCGCAGTTTGTGCATCGTGCATTCCTCCAACTAGGATCAAACCACCACATTGTCATCTCCACACCCCTGCCGGAGGCCCCAGCGTCGTATAAAAAACGACCAACGTCTGGTCTCCAACATCTCCATATGCCAGGTACTTGAGCCGGCAATACCTGGCAGGCATCGGGAGCGCCGAACCCATGAACATGAGATACAAATTCCTGTCTGTTATCTCCGGAAATCCCCTCACCTGCTCGGTCACGTCAGTGTACGCGCACCTGGCAGGCTCCGTGTCGTCATCCTCGGCCGTGCATTCAAAGCGTAGGTACATCTCATCCTTCGCCTGCGGATTATCGGTGAGTATCTGTATGCCTATCGCGTAGACCCCCCTCATGTCGATGTACCCGCAGTACCCAACCTCGTTCGGACCGATATCGTACAACTCGCAGAGCACGCCGGTCCTGTAGTCGGCAGGCCCGTCGAGCACATGAGAATGTGTGACCCACCGCAACTCTTCTTCGGCGAATAAATCGCGGGGATTCTCTTTCTGGATGATGTCATTTCTCCCGTCCTCTTTGCCGCGCAAATACACGCATCGACCAGTCATCGCGTTGACCGCCAAACCGGCCACCAAAATCAGACACAGAAACAAACCTTCTTTCCTCATCTTCCCTCTCCTTTTTCAAAATATAGTCTCCAAATTTTCCCATCCTTCTCCGCCCGCACTCCCGGAAGTCTGCCCTCCAAAATGTGTTCGACAAGGTGCTGCCGCGCCGAAGCCGACGATGCATAGTGGTGCCGGATTGAGTCGACCAAGTCCTTGACCGTGCAACCCTGATTGACAGAGATGTGCATCCGCGCCCGTCTAACCGTCTCCTTGAACGGAGTCCAGTACCTTGACTCCGCGTTCCCCGCCGTGTACCGCTTCATCTCCGGTGTCAGGTAGTCGGCGATCCTCCTGCTGAGACCCCGGTTCCTCCTGTGCAGCCGGGCCGGGATAGGCTCGGAAATGCTGCCAACGGAGCCGACCGTCAGCATCCCGACCCCGAGCCACTCACAGACCCTCTTCGCCAACTCCCGGTCGGCCCCGGACCTGCGAAATTTCCTCTGTTTCGGAACCGCGATGCTCGCCATCATCGCTCCGAGTCGCAGCCAGTAGCGCGCCTGTGAGATCACCTTCAGGCCCAGGGAGGTCTTCGTCTCGATGACCCAGAGCAGCGGACCCCGGACAGCCACGATGTCCGCCCGCGCCTGCCCCTTCCACGACACCTCTGGGTAGCAGTCCCAGCCGTCCGCCCCGAGCCACTTCAGGACGGCAGCGGCGATCTCAGTCTCCTTCCTCGGCACTGAGTTTCTCCCTCAGCATCGCCAGCTTCTTCGCCTTCTTCTCCAACACACGCTGTCGAATCTCCAGAGGTGCCGCGACCAAGAGCTGATCGATCATCACAGAGACGTCGGCACACTCCTCATAGAACTGTTCTAGGGCCTCCGGTCTGTTGGTTCTACCTTTCCGAAGATACGCAGCGGCCAGCTCGGCGCACTCCTCCGCCAGTACCATCTCCTGTGCCGTCCACCCCCACATCTTCACAGCCTGAAAATAGTCATCTCTGAAATCTCCATCCGCTCCGCATAACCTGTGTTTCTTCCTTCCCATCTCACACCTCTTTTCCCCAGGCATCCCAGCCCGGAACCCTCTCCCTGGCGAACAGCTCGATCCGGGGCACGTCGCCGGCGAGCTGCACTATCAGGTCCCGCACCTCTGCCGGCTTCCTGCTGTGCTCCAGCCTCCGTGACATGACGACCTGATGAACGCCGGCAGATACCCGCTTCGGCTTGCCATTGATCCCGAGCAGGCACAGCTCCGCGTTCGCCCTGGTCCAGTGCCCCATGCCCCAGGCAAGATCTCCCTTGCCGGTAGTCTTGACCCAGACGAACGCGACTGTCCTGTACGAGAAGCCCCAGGCGGTCATGACCGAAAGAGCCACCGGAAGTATCGGACAAGTCGTCCAGAGAAACAACATGCAGTCGGAAGCGGAAATTCGCTGCACCGGAAGCAACATGACATCTTTCACCAGAAGGGTCTCGTAGTGCCGCGCAGACCCTCCTCTATTCATGCTCCTGTCCCTGTAGGACCAAGGAGGATCTGCATAGATCACGGAGTACCGCTTGTCGGGCAGATTATTCATCATCTTCCTCCTCGACAAACAGAGACTCCTGACTCCTCGCAGCCTCCAGCAACGAGAGCTGCCGCTTGTCCGGTCCCTCCCACCGTATAATTCTCATCCTCACCCCTGAGAACTCTATGTCGTCCGTCTCTACCCGGAAACCTTGTTCCTTCAGGTACTCCGCGAGCTTCTCCGGTCTTGAAAATATTACCAGCATATCTCCTCCCTCACGTAAACTCCTCGACGTCCTCTTGTTTGTTCCACTCGCCGCAAGACGCCCGCTTCAAGTCCCGACAGTACTTCGACGACCTCTCTTCCTCGACTTCACAGGACACGTTCCCAGCCTCGCCCTCTCGTTCATATGCCGACTCAACGCGATCCTCGAACCGAACTCCCTCCGGCAAAATCTGCACCTGTAGACCTCGCGCGCCTCCCCGGATTTCTCCATCTTTCACTCCTTGCCATTGCCGTCTCTCTCAGCGATATACATGACCAGGTCGCAGTCCCCCGGCCCCTTCCTGTTCTCCGCCCGGTTGTGCTCGATCACGACGTATGCCCTGCCGTGCAGGCCCAGACTGACGTATCCTTGCCAGGACCAGTCGTCGCGCGTCCAGAACCTACCGACCAGCTTCCGCCTGTCCGGAACCATCTTCCTCGTTGTCATCCTCGACCTCCAGCCTCGCCCTCACAATTCTCCACTTGCTCCCTCGTCTTCCGGTCAGTTCCATCTCTGTAGCGGCGGCTTCCTCCGACATGAACACGTGGATTGCACCCATAATGCCGGAGAACCTTCCGTCACTGCGCCTGAGCAGCCAGACCCTCACCACCGATCTCCTTCTCAAATTGCCTTACAAGCCAAGTCGGAAGCCTCTTCCGTTTCCTTAGTGCAGACAATCCGGCAAAGAGCGTATCTTCCAGCGATATTCTGACCTTCACGGCAACTCGAAACCTCTCGTGGCCCATCCTGATGCCTCCCCTTCTGAGCAACCGGATCAACGACCTCGCCCTGCCGTCCGCCCTCGAAAATTGGTCCTTTGGATTACAGAATGAAAAAGCCATCTGCAGAACACCCTCATCCGCCGGAGGCTGAGCCTTCCGAAAAGCCACGGTAACTGCGCCTCCCCTCCTGAACCTCAGATGTCGATACTCCACATGGTCCTTGTCGCGCAACAGGCGCGCAATCCTACCGTCCTCCCGCATCTCTTCACCTCCTGTCTACTAGGGTTTCAAGACTCACTGAAGCAGCTTGCCGTGCTCCGACCACTGCTCCAGCTTCTCCTCTTCCGCGGCGGTGAACGAGTCCAAGTCCCTCGCGATGTTCCTCAGCACCACCGGGTCGTCAATGTATTTCCCGACAATATCAACAACCACCTTCCCGTACTCCCTCGCGAACTCGATCTTGACTATCGTTTCCGCGAGCCCGAGCGCGCGCCTCTCCACCTCTACCCCGCCCTTCACGCTCTGCACCGCGGCCCTCAGCGCCTCGCCCGGCTTCAGCTTCGGCAGTCCGACCGGCTTGCCGCACTCCGGGCACTTCCAGCCCTCCTCGGCCGCCTTTATCAGACGGTCGGCCTCCCTCAGCATCTTGACGCCGACTGTCTGAAGACCCTTCCCCTCGTCCCTGTGCCTCCGGGTAGCCTCCACTATCGCGTCGCCCATCTCCTCGGAGATCCGCCTCGCCGCGTCCTCGGTCGCCTGCCTCCTCACGTCATCCCAAAATTTCTTCTTCCTCTCGACCCACCCTTCCCGAGCCGAGATCTTCTTCAAGGTGTTGAGAGGCACGCCGATTTTCCGAGACAGCCCGGGAAGACTCATCTCCGGGTCCTGCACATAGACCGAGAAAGGGTCAAGCACTCTCTTTTTCTTACGCTTCGGCATTACAACTCGCTCAACCTCTCATCCTCCGCGCCACTCTTCGTCACCGCAACGACGTCCCGCTCATGGATCGTGTAAAACGCCGGCTCCTCGTCCGTGAAGCCCCAGACGACCGGAGACGGCTTGTTGCCGTGGTCGATCTCCCCGGTCTCCCGGTCCACCCGGCCGAACATCGACCAGAACACGTAGTCGCCCGGCTTCGCCAGCTCGCATCCGTCCCCGGCCGCGACTACCTTCGCGCAGTTCGGCTCCCAGACCGCCGAGCCTGGACGGATGATTCCCCGAACCTCCCTGGCATCCGGAGTCTTCGGCTTCCAGACGATGTAGCACCTCGGGGCCGGCTTCATGTTCTCCAGCCGTCGGCTCGGGTTGTGGTTCTCGTTCAACGGATAGTTATCGTTTCCGAATACGTCCATGCTTGCCTCCCTCTCTTCATTAGGTTCCCTTCTCTCTACCTTAGCCCTATTCAACTCCGTGGTCTCGCAGTCACACTCATACCCCCAGCAACGGGGGCACCTGCCGAGAGATCCGATCATCCGCTGTCCTCCCTGATTCCTCTCTCGACTTCGTCGGCCAGGTTGCTATGCCCGTCTCTCCGGCACCACTCGGCAACCTGCCTCTTCTCCGCGACCGTCAGCTTCGCCCTCGGCTGCGACCACATGTAGGTGTCCTCCAGCCGGTCCAGCACTATCTGCTGAAGATCCCCCGGCTCGGCCCTGCCGTCCTCGATCTTCCGGACAAGCTCGGCCGTCTCCTCGATGAACGCCCTAGCGTCCGGCTCCAGCATCCCGGCGGCGACCGCCTCGTCCACCCTCTCCTTTCCCATGTTCGCGAGAAGCCACCTGGCCCGGAGGAACCTCCTCTGGTACTCCGTCAGAGTCCCGCTCCCAACGACCTTCGAAATCTCTGCAATAACGTCCGCCATACCGCCTCCTTTATTTAGACAATAAATAAATCCCGAGCTGATCCGCCACAATCAACTCGACCCGGGAAAACCCGAGAAAGTCCTTCCGGTACTTCGCCGGTCGCAACCACAGTCCGGCACCGACCTTCCTGGCCCACGAAGCCTTCATGTTCCTGCGGCCACCGCACATCCCGGCAACCATCCCCTCGATCCCGTCCACTTCCCCCATGTAAAACATGACGTGAGTAACCCGAGACCAGCTTCCGCCGTAGAACGCGAGATCCCCCGGCAGCGGCCTCTTGACCCGACGCCGGAACAGCCTGGAGAGCTGGTGCGCCGTCATGTCCTTGACGGTAGGAGGCAGAACCCTTGCCTCCTTCAAGACCTCAAGCACCAGCCCAGAACAGTCCGCCCTGCGCCGCCCCAGGTCCTGACCGCCCCACTCGTACCAGACCTTCCCGAGCATCTGAAGCAGCCGTCTCTTCACGTCATCTCGCCAAGCGTCGGTAGACATCAGTCTCCTCCTTCGCATCCGCAGGCTCTTCCTCCGCTTCGCGCAGTCCCTGAGCAGTTGTAATACCTCATGGTCGCCCGCCTCTGCGAGCCTGGCCCGTGCCCGTAGGAGCATGGTGCAGAGAGCCCTCCTGTGCCGAAAACCGAGCAGCTCCGCGACCCTCCTCTGATTGATTCTGCCGGCCGCGTACATCCGGACCGCGATGAGCTGCCGTCTGTCAAGGTTGACCCTGCCCCGATACAACCTCCGGACCGTCTCGTAGTGCCCCGCGTAGAAGGATATGACAGAGATGACCCGCCGCATCTCCTCGGCCGCCCGCTGCCGCCTCGGAAACCCCAGAATCCTCGCGACCTCGCTCGGTGTCTTCCCGAGCCGCATAAGCCCGAGGAGCAGTCGCTCCCTCGGCCACAACAGGCACTCAATCTCGCGAACCGCATCCCAGCTCACCCCTCTGTCTCCTGCCCCGTCGAGGCCCTCGAACGGATCGGTCGCAACGGGCTCGACAGCGTCGCTCCTAACCGCCCTATAATCCCATCCGTACACGATAACAGGCTCTCGCACTGCGCCTCCTCAATATGATCGGCAGGTACGAAGTCCACCTTTGTGTGGCCCCACATGTCGAACTCGACCAGCGAGTACATCGTCCCGCCCCTGAGCGCCAGTCCCATGTCGAGATACCTTCCGACCAATCCCGCGTACGGCGAACGGACGTCCTTCCGAACGGCGACCCGCGCCCCCGACCTCACGATGCCCGGAGTGATCTGGACCGCCAGCCTCTCCGCCTGCTCGTACCTCGCGACGTCCTCGTCGGAAAGGACCGCCGGCCTGCGCCTCGACTGCAGCAGTCTCGCGCCCCTCACGGACCCGACTACCTTCGCGACCACCTCCGTCGACTCCCCGCGAAGAAACACGTACCCCTCCGCGAGCCTGACACTTCCGTCCGTCCACCTCCCGTCCTTCACGTACCTGACTGTCAGGTGCGGCTCCCAGACCCGAATGGAAGCCCTGGAGGCAGCCCTCTTCAGGGATAACCGCGCTACCTCTTCCACTTCCGCAATGTACCATCTCGCACCCATTGCCAGGCATCATATCACCCTCACCGTTCCGGTTGCAAGACCCTGTCAGAGACAGATAGCTTCCTCCTCAGATCCGACTCGATCTCGTCACATGCTCCCCGGTAGCTCTCGTCCCTTGCCATGTCCCACATCAACCTCGCCAGCTCGGAATCCTCGCTCAATACTTTCTGTCCGCATCGCATGAACAGCTTGGCATAAAGCACGGCCGGGTCTCTCTTCAGCGGTGACACTAACGAAGCCTCTCTCAGCGCCAGCACCACCTCCAGAGTCGTTCCCATCCTGGTGTCCCCACCTTCTGCGACCCTCCTCAGAATCTCCCGGCAATGGTGCCGGTAGAACACCTCACCGACATCGCTCATTGCCTCGCTTGTCGGTCTCAGGAGCATGAACGATCTGTGAAGCATGTCAGTCCTCTCCGGCCACCTCTGCTTCGCCTTCTCGATCTCGTTCTCCGTGATCTCCATAAGCTGAAACATGCGCTGTATAAAACTGAACAGCGAATTTCCGAGAACCTTCTCCACTACCTTCTCGAACGTCAGCTTCCTCCTTCTTTTCGACATTATCTTCCCTTCCTTCTCATGTAACGCAGAGTGTCCTCTTGCCAAGCCGCCATCCACGCCTTCGGGTTGTCCCTCCGGAGCCGGCGCGCAAATTTGCGCTTGAGCCTGGAGATATCTTCCAGGTTGTCGACGCAAATATCCGGCCAGATGTCGAAGTAGATGGTATCCCACTTCCTACCCTTCGGGGGTCTCCAGTCGAAGATATCGGCGCAGACCACTTCGAGCCTGGGGTGCCCGATATGCGGCAGCACCGCGTCTATGACGTCCTGCGACTTCTCGATCACCAGGATGCTCTTCACGTCCTCCCGCTCCAGCGGCTTGTGCAAAATAACTCCCAAACCCAGCCCGGCTACCAACACATCCCCAGTCGCGAAAATAATGAAATCCATGTTGCTGCGGATCTCTTCCGGCGTGTTAGACATCATCAGGTCGCCGTCAACGAATAACCGGACATACTTCCCCGGAGGAACCCCGCGTCCCCTAATGTAGGTCAGAGCGGATTCAGATTCCGACACCTCGAAGTGCTCGACCCTGACGTCGTTAATTTTAGTTTCCGGTATCACCTTTATCCCCTCCTCAACCAGTCCTTCGACAACAGGTTCTCAGGATTTGCCCGAGTCACCCGGTTGAACGCCTGTATCTCCTTCTCATGAAGATCGCTGAGAAGAATAACACCCCTCCTCAGCCACACCTCGGTCCACGCGAGCCGCGCGATGGCGTAGGCGTCGTACAAGTCCTCGCTCGTCTCCTTCCTCTTCTTCCGAGACCGGGAAGGCGGATCCAGGGAATCGAAGTTCACTCCCCACCTCTCCTTCACAGCATCGCCAACCTCGACCTTGTCGGCTCCCCCGTTGTGGGTCGCGAACATCTTGATGGTCGACGGGTCGTAGATGCGGAATCGAACGCCGAGCCGCCAGCAGGTTAGGCGGGCAACCCCGCCCAGCTCTCCGATCTGGTGTGCCCTCTGCGACTTGCCCATCGCGTAGCCTTCGAACGCAACGATGTCGGGGCAGAGCGATTCGAGCACCTCGCGCAGGTACTTCGCCCACCAGTCGAGCCGCCACACCTCCTTCTCCTCTCGCTGCAGATTCTTCGGGATGTCAATCCTTGTGGCGTCCTTCCTCTTCGAGGCCGCGGCCTTCGTCGTCGCCCACAAGACCCGCCACAGTCTTCCGCGGTCCAGGCACACAATGGCACCGTGGTTCAGCGACAGGTCCATCCCAACCACCTTAGACAGCCCGACGCTCTTCTTCCGCCTCTTCATCAACCGGCCTCCACCGACAGCTCCGACCTGTTCTCCTCCTGAATCCGGGTAGCCACGATCTTCTGCCGAATCGAGTCGGCCACCTCCTGTTGGTGGCTTATCACGAACACCTGCCGGAACCCCATCCTCGGAAGCTCCTGCAGCAGCCGAATCATCAGGTCCAGGTGGTAGGAGTCCAGAGCCCCGCAGACCTCGTCGAGGAACAGCACCTTGGCTCCGAGAAACAGCGCGATGGACACCCTGGTGGCAAGAGCGATAAGAGCCCTCCCCGCGCCGCTGTCCTGGTCGAAGGTCTGCTTCCGGCTACCCTCCGTGATCATCGGGCGCAGCTCGTCGCTCCTCTCCCTCGGCCTGTCCGCGCCGCACTCGGTGCACTTCTTCACCCTGGCAGAGTCCGGGAACGGCGCGCCGCACTTCCGACACACCTTGGCAAGAGATTTCAACTCCCGACCGGTCTCGAACCTCAACCTGTGGTCCGTGCCGAGCTTCTCCAGGATGCTGTTGACCTGCCGCTCGATCTGCCGGAGCGACTCCTGCACCATCGCCATCGGGATGCCCCGCGAGGAGAACATGAGCCGCACCGCCCGGAGAACCCGAAGGTCCCCGGCAAGCTCCTGCGCCGCCTTCCGGTGCTCGGCAATCTTCTCCACGCACAACTCCCTGCGCCGGAACGCGGCGCGAATGTCGTCGTACTCCTGCTCCGCGGCCTCGACGCTCCGCTTCGCCTCCCTGATACCCTCCGGACGTTCCAGGTCCTCCAACCTCTTCTCGGCCTCCTCCAGGGAAGGACCGTCGTACCTGTCGACCTCTCGTCTCGCATCCTCGCCCAGGGTCTTCTCGCGTTCCGCCTCCCGCAGATCGTCCTCTACGTTCATGATCTCGTCGGACAGCTTCCGAAGGTCGGCTACCAGCGGCTTGCGCTTCTCCTCCAGTTCCTTCTTCTTCTTCCGAAACACCTCCTGTCGGCTGTTTATCTCGTCGCACCTCGGGCACTGTTCCGAGTCGATAGGGCACACCCCGTCAAATCCTTTGCGAAGAAAGTTCGAGATTTCTGCGGTCTGGTCCTCCAACTGCCTCATCTCATAGCGAATCTTGGACTGCACCTCCTGCATCTCGTCCAGCTTCGCCCTCAGCTTCCCAATCTTCCGCGCCGCCGATGCAAACAGCTTCGCCCTCTTCTTCGACTGCACATGGCGCAGCGCGCGGTCGTGCTCCGCCTGTGCAGCCCTCAGCTCCGCCTCCAAAGAGGTAAACTTCGCAAGGTGCCGCCGGGCCTCCTCCACCCGGGCCTTCGCCTTCTCCACCTTGGCCTCGGTCACCCCGGACAGATCCTCTAGCTCTTCGGAAAGCTTGGCTTCCGCGTATCTGTGATCCTGGTATCCCCGCTCGACAACGGAAAGGTCTGCCTTGACCAAGGTCTCCAGTTCCAGCCAGTAGTCGAGACCGCGCCACCGAAAAATGTCCTCCTTCAGCCTGCCGGACGTCTGGCTCAGGATCGCCTCCAGGTCCCCCTGCCGGACATAGCAGGTCCGGAGGAAGTCCGCCTTGCCCATGCCGACGATCCTCTCCGATACCTCCGTCGCGGCCTCCCGGGATTTCACCGTGTTGCCATCAATGTAGATCCTCGTCTTGCCACCTGAGTATCCGCGCTGTACCTCCGTCCCGCCGAGCAACAGGCGGACCGCCATCTCCGACTCGCCGGCGTGGACCGCGTCATCCAACACCTTCGCCCCGCGCGCCTCGTCGTAAAGAGCGTACAGGATCGCGTCCAGGAAGGCGCTCTTGCCCGCGCGGTTGCTCCTGCCCTCCTGCCCCTCGTACCTGCCGACCACTCCGATCAAGCCGACAGGCACCTCCAAGGTGTACTCTCCCCGGAACGGCATGAAGTTCTTGACGGAGACAGAATCGATGGTGAATGGTTGAACGACCGGCGGCGAGAACTCATGGTCCCCGACATACTCCAGAGCCAGCTTCTCGATGGCCTCTCGGTCGCTCTCCGCGAAAGACTGTTCCCGAAGCCACGCCTTGATCGCAGTGCCGGGCGGCAGGTGACTCGGAACACCCTTCTCCTCCGCGCCCTGCGCCCTCGCCACGATCCGCTCCGCCGGGCGCACGTACCTCGCAGTCTCAAGGAGTCTCGCACGGACCTTCTCCAGAGCCGCCGAAGCCGCCGCCTCGTTCCCCTCCCTGTACCTCAGGACCGGCTTCACGACGCAGCCTCGGGGAATCATGTCCGCTCGCGGCTCGTCCCTGTACCCGCCGTCGTCGTCCACCCCGATGTCTACGACAATCGCCTGCCGAGCCGGCAAGCTCCTGAACTCGAACGACGGCCTGTCGATTGTCGGTCGTCTCTTCCTTCTCTTCTTCGCCATATCAGTTCTCCAGAACGCGGATGACCACGTAGCCCTTCTCTTCGCGCTCCCGCTTGAACTCGGTCGGAACCACCGAGCCCGGTATGATCGTGCCGCCGACAACCTGGTTCCTGTGGATGTGCCCGTTCACTATCGGGCACGGAGCCGAGGTCTCCGGAAGCGACAGCCCGGTCCCCCGCATCACCGTATTCTCTCCCAACTTCGCCCCTTCGACTTCCAGATGCGAAAACACCGCCTTCACTCCGGCCCGGAGAGATTCCCTGTAGACCTTTTCGATCCACTCCTGCGCCGTCGACCCTTCAACGTGTCTCGCCACCGTGTCCGTCACGTACGGCAGAACGCCGAACGACAGGTCCTCGTACTCGAAGATCGTCGGGTATGAGATGAACGCGACATTCTTCAGTACCTTCCGGAGCGGCTCGAAGGCGTCAGGAGCCGGTGCCCTTCCACCGTTCCTGTAGTCGGCCACGGTTCCCCGGCCCACGTCGTGATTCCCCGCCAGGACCATGACGTTCGGATGGAACGAGCCGAGCAGCTCTATCGCCGCCGCGTAAGCCCTCGGGTCCGGCCGTGGGGAATGAAACAGGTCGCCGAGGTGAACCACCAGATCTGCCTTGTCCGCGTCCTCGACTATCGCCTGGCACATCTCGACGATGTCATCGTGGAAGTCGTATCCCCCGACAACTAGGCCAAGATGCCAGTCGCCGGTGCATAGAATCCGCATATCACTCCCTCCTATTCAGAATGCCGACGAACCTCTCGAACTCCTCCGGGTCGGAAGACAGCAGCTCCCGAACGTCGCTCTTCCCTCCGCAAACCTCGAACGCAGTCTCCCCGTCGACCTCGATCATCATGTAGTCGATCTTCCTCCGCTTCCGCGATCTCAGCAGCTTCCGAAGCAGGGCCTCCTCGACCGCCTCCCGGACAAGGTCCAGTCCCTTCGGGACGTCCCCCTTGCCGTTGCTCGTGTAGAAGACGCCCTCCTCGAACGTGGTCCCGGTCAGCTTGTTGTTCCAGATCCGGTAGTGACACTCCATGCCGACCACCCGATCCCCCCGCTTCACCTTCTTCGCGTACTCGACCCGTATCCGCAGCCGGTTGTCGTACTGAACGCTCTTGCCCAACGTGACTTTGTACTGCTTCTGCCCCGGCCTCGTGGCGTCCAGCGCCGCACGCTCCTGCAGAACGATGATCATCGAGCTGTTGGACCTGTAGAGGAGCGGAACGAGCGCCTTGGACCAGAGCGACACCCACTGCGCCTGGAGCGGGTACTGCTTCTCCACTCCCTCGCTCTCGATCTTCTCCAGGAGCGAGCGCGGAAGCAGCTTCGTCAAGCTGTCAACCACGAACACACAGCCGACGTCCTCCGGAACGAGCTTCTTGGCCTTCGCCTTCGCGAGGTTGTCGATCATCCGGTTGACGTTCGCAATGACCTCGTCCAGGTCCCCGACCCTCTTGTACCCGCTCTCCGGAGTGATCGCGCTGTACCACTCCCGTTCTCCGGCGAACTCTGTGTCGAACACCATCGCCGGGTGGCCGGCCCGGCGCAGCGACTCTGCAATCGCCAGCGCCAGGACCGACTTTCCGACCTGCTCCGGGCCGTGAATCAGGGTGATGCACCCGAGCGGGTGCCCTCCGACGCCGGTCGCCCTGTTGTAGGACGTCAGAAGAGTCGGGACCACCTGTTCGGACGGCATCGAGGCCACCGGCACGACATCCTGTATCCCCTCATAGACCATGCGCAGAGCGTCCAGTGTCGCGCCGCCGCTTCCGCTTCGCCGCCTTTTCTTCTTCGCCGCCTTCTTCTTTTTCACCTTTCACCTCTTAGAACGGGACGTCGTCGTCCAGCCCCCCGAGCTTTACTCCGCACTCGGGGCACCTACCGGACGGCCGCATCGGCTCGACCATCTCGTTACACTCAGGGCATCGAACCTTCCCCACCTCACCGCCGGTCTTCTTCTGGCCACCGTCGTCGACCTTGTCATCGGAATCCCTGGCAGGCTTCTCCCGACCTCCCAGCTTGCTCCCGCAGCCCTGGCAGAACTTCGCGCCTGCTCGGTTCTCCTCGCCACACTCGGGGCAGAAGACCCCGCGGGAGTCCTTCGCGCTCCTCCCGGCGTTCTCCCTGTTGCGGGGCGATGCCGTCTTCGGCTTCCTGACCCTCGAAGAGCCGGCGGTCTTCCCCCTCAGCCTCGCGAACTCCTCGAACTCCTCGAAAGGCACCGCGCGACTCGACCACGACGACCCGATGATCTCCATCTGCCGGTCGTAGCTGGTCGGCTCACACATCCTCTCCAAGTCGATACCCAGCTCCTCCTCGTCCGCGACCATGACCTGAGCGATCTTCGGCGTCACCTCGCACAGGTCCCGGTCCATCTTCGAGGCCCCGTACTTGTTCTGCGCGGTCTCGTTCTTCCGGTACTTCAGCTTGAGGCCGAACGGGCTCCACTTGATCTCTTCGTCGTCTGAGATGAGAACCAGTGAGCCTTTGCGAAGGCCCAGCTCGAAACCGGCGGGAACCTCCACGTCCCCGCGGACCTCACCGCGCTCCTTGATCTCGTCCTCGATCACCTCGATGATCCGGGACCCAAGGGTCTGCGGCCCCGTGATGATCTCGACGGCGTCGCGTAGCTCCTCGTACTCCTTATCCCGAGGAATCCAAGCAAACACCACCTGCTTCCGCGCGGTCGGGTCCGTGTAGTAACCGGCCTCGCCGGCCAGATCCTTCAGAGTGTAGACGATCCGGTCCTTCCCCTTACCGACGTCCAGGATCGCCTCGTCGTCGTCAACTCCCTCGGCAATCTTCTGCCGCGCGAACTCCTGTAGCAGGCAGGTCGGACACTCGCTGCTCGGCACCTTGTCCGACGATGTCGCCATGCAGTTGATAGCACGGCGGCGCACCATGTACGTCCCGTCGTCCTGCTCCTCGAACGACGGCAAGGTACCGTGGGTCCACCGCTCCCACAGCCCGAACATCGGGTGGATGAACCCGACCGTCTCTCCCTCCTTTTTCCAAGAGGAGAACCTCCCGCCTCGCCGAAACCGAGAACCCGAATCGCTCTTGAACTTGTCCCTGTCTACCTTTCCCATGTGTCACCTCCTTCTCCGTCTTATGATTTTGACCGGCCCATATACCTCTTCAATCCGTGATTGCTCCTCATTGAGCAGACGGTCGACATATTCATTCGCATACTTATGAGCCGCCAATGCCTTCTCGTCCTCCTCGACTTCCACTTCGATGCCATACTCGAACTTGGCAAAATTGTGGTCTCCTAAATGCAATGTCCTCCCCTTTAACGCCCAGACCTTCTTCGCCTTCATGTTCTCGCTCCCATCTCCTCTATGAGATTGTCAACCCACTCTCGGACCTCCTGTCGCCACTTCTTGTCCTGTTGCCGCATCAACCATTCCCGAACCTTGAACAGCTCCCGTATTGCGTCACGATATCCATCCCTGTACCTCCTGTCGCCGTACTCCCGTATCCACGCAGCAAAGTCCTCTGGAGTCGCCTCCACTTTATTTATCTCCTAAATAGTCAGTCTGACATCTTCACTTCCCGCTCCGAGACAACAAGCTGGACCTGCGCCCGGAGAGTCCACTTCCGGTCCGCCCACTCCTTCGCGAGCACCTGGCAGTCGTCCCGGATCGCCTTTAGCTCCTCCTGTCGTCTCACCAGATACTCGTACTCCCGCCGCAACTCCGGGTCGCTGGCGATCTCCTGCTGTACCATGTCCTTCGTGATCTGCTTCTTCTTGACCTCGTTCTCCTCCATCCACCGCTCGACCCTCTCTGTCGCCTTGCGGGCAAGTTCGCGCATCTTCCGGTCGAACTCGATCCGGAACAACTCCCGCTCCGCCCTTGCCTTCAGATAGATCAGGTTCGCCCTCCTCGCGGAGAGCCCGCAAGCGTTGACCGCCCGGGCCAGTTCCATCCGGTCCATCAGTTTGTCTGCCGGAACCCGCGCGACACCCTTCAGCTCCCGGTACTCCTCCACGATGTCGATGTCCAGTTCCTTCCGGAAGTAAGCAAGCGTGTCCTCGTCAAATCCTCCGGCCAGCTTGGAAGCTCTGACCTCCTCCACGATCTCCTTCCTTCTCGACTTTGGAATCTTCGGCATGTCCTCTCCTTTCACTTATCCCAGTTCTCAGGCCCATAGTACACCCTGCGTCCGACAATCCGCTCCACGTCCTTGACAAGGTCGGGGCAGATCCTCACCCTCGTCTCAGTACTCAGAACCACCAGCGAGTCCCCAGTATCCACCTCCAGCTTCATCTCGTGCTTCCCAGGATATTTTTCAACAACCCCCTTCACCTCCTCCATCTGCCCGGTGGTCGGCGCTCCCAGCTTCAGCAGCACTGGGTCGGCAACATTCTCCTCCGGCCGCTCGAACATCTCCCGCTGCCGCCGCGCCGGCTCATAGTTCAGCAGCGACGCCCACACGTCCTTCTGCTCCGGAAACACCGCGTCGAGTATCCGGCGAGTAGGCAGGTAGACCTTCCGCTTCCAGTAGAGTGCGGCGTTCAGCTTGCCGTCGAAATCGTCAACGTGCACCGCCTCCAACCTACCACCCGACGCCCCAGTCAACACGTAGGGGATCTTCATCCCCACATAAACCTCCTTACCGTCGCCAAGCATCTTTTCGGCGATACGAACATGCACCGGCTTCGTCTTGTACTCCTCCGGCTTCCTGGAGAGCGACTGAGCGAACATGAGATCGTCGACCGGAACCTCCCCGGCAAACAACTTGTCCGCCCACTTCTTGACAATGTTCGCGGCAACCTGCGGGCGCGGCGTTCCGGACTCCAGGAGGAACGTGATGATCCTGCGCTGCATCTCCCGCGCGTACCTGCAACCGTCGGACCTGATAAGCTCCAGGCCCCGGATCTCCCACTTGCCGGTATCCTTCCTTCCCGCATACCGCTTCTTCGCCAAGAAGAAAATCCGGTCGAACATCGCATCGACCTTGAGCCGAACTAGCCCCGTCTTCGCACCCCTCGCCGCCATGTACTCGTCGACTACCTCGGCGCACCTCTTCTCCGCGAACTCCTCGGCCACCTCCTTCGTCGACTTGATGAACACCGAATCAGTGTTGTGCAATAATACTCTGCCGACGCCATCAACAAACGTGTGAGCCCCTTCCACCTCTAGGTCATAGACATATCCGTTTGAAGTCCTCTTGGTATGCTTTATCCTCCCACGCACCCTCTCACTATTCGGAGGTCGCAATCTGATATTCCATGAGCCTTTTGACTCTCGATAATGGATCGCATGGTCTAATCCTTGGAGCGCCAAGAGATACGACAACTGTGCAATCAGAACTTGCGAGATTGTCGTGTAAGTCACACCGTTGCTCTTAACCGAACCATCCCCCTCAAGCAACTTTTCAAAGAGAACCGCAAACTCTGCCTTCTGCAGCTCAAATACAAACTCTGGAAGTCGCTTTTCTCTGGAGCCCATGCCACAAAGACCCATCATCGCAATCGATGGCAAAATTGAACCCGCCCGCAACACATATGACCCACAAGTATGAAATGGGCGCGAAATGTAAGTCCCGGGGAAAACAGTCGCGAAATCCTCCCTAATCCCATTCAGCCAATCAACGTCATTTTGTGAGATTGAAAGACACCATCTATTGCCGGAGTCTGGAGTTGTGACGCTACCCTCCGCAACGTAGGCCCCTATCAATCTGAGAAGCGACATCATCTCCGGGCTGCCACGGCGATAAAACCTCCGCATCCTCCTGTCTTTCCCCCAGCCAGTAAGCACAATGCTCTCAGAATCGACATTGAAATATCTCTCGACAAGTCTCCCTTTATAGTCCCACGTTACCTCCACATCTTGAAGATACTGAAACAAGTCGAGAACTCCGAAACCCTTGTGATTTGGTGGTAAAGCGGGTAGCGACTCAAACCACAGATTCTTCTCGATAACCTCCGAGGGCCTGTAGACATCATTGCCTATGACAATCCCATGATCCTCTGTAACCTCTGTCTGCCCCCGCTTCATCGATACCAGCCATACCTCTTTCTTGGTTTTATGACGAATAATCAAACGAACTGGAAACCACCCGACCCTGCCATTTTTATCCCTCGCAAGTGCCTTGAACCCCGGAAGTGTGCCCCTCTCCTTTCTTCCCCTCGCGCAATCCCTAACGAACCTCCTCCAAACATTGCCGATAGAGTCTATCAGAATCGCTCCGTTTGGCTTCTGTAAGACAACAGTACGGTCTTCGGTAATGCTATCCCCATATACAACTCGAAAGCCGTCCTTTTTCGCTTCCTTGATGACTGTCTTGATCACCGCCTTCGCCGTGAGCGTGATCGCCTCCCCGCACTCCTTGTCCGCAAACCGGGAGAACGGCGAGGAGACCACGCCGTAGAGGGAGTTCGCCAGGACCTTCCAGGCGTCTGACCTCTGCTTCGCGATCCGGTGCTCCAGGCTCCCGTCCTTCCCCTCGGCCTCCAATTCCCGCGCCTTCTTCTTCCAGCCGGCCCGCGCTTTCAACGCTCTCCTGGAGACCGCCGAGAACACGCCCTCCGGCTCCGCCCGGAAGGCAACTCCGTTCTCGGCGACCACGACCCCGCCTCCGGGTTCCCTATCCCTTCCCAGCTTCGTCTCCGGGCCGATGTTCAGGGAGATCACTATCGACGGGTACAGGGACGAGAAGTCGAGGTCGCATACCTGCTCGTGCATTCCGACGACCGGAGCCATGACGTATGCCCCCTCGAAGCCCGCCTTGCCGTCTCTGTGCTCCCTCCAGTTCGTCGGGAACCTCACCGTGCCCCCCAGGTCCTTCGCCGCGTACCTCAGTACGAACCCGTCGACCAGGTGTGCCGCATGCAGCGCCCGGTCGTCCAAGAACCTGTTGCAGAGCTGCGCCAGAACC